GGATAGCGTGCTGGGCGAGGTTGTCCTTTTCGATAGCCATTTCCTCAGGGGCAATGGGCTTAAAAAAGTTCATCTCCCGTTGGGCGATACACATACCCTCCAGGGTTTGGCGGGCCTCTTTAGGGGTTAAATTTGCTCCCTCAAATAAATTATCTCTCACAACATTTAATCGGTTAGTTATTTAGTATGTACAAATATACGCATAAAATGTAATACGGCGCAACTATTAAGGCGGTTTTTTTAAAAATAAATGTTAATTATTTTATCTAAACCGGCGGCACAAATCAAAAGTATAAACGCATCGTAAGCCGTGAGGGCGATAAATAACACGTGACCCATGCCGTGCAAAAACTCATCCGTGAACGGGTTGTCGTCGTAGTCCGCTACGTAGCGGGCCGTATTTTTTCGGGTCTCAATGTAAACCTCCGTATAATTAATAAGGTATACCGCCAGGGCCGTGGCGATGCTAATTAATAAATAATAATGTATCATCATCTTGTTTCTACCCTTATACCGTAGACGGCCAGCATCAGATTTTGCTTTATCACAAAAGTACGCCAAACGCTACCTTTTTTTAAACCTTTGACATCAATAAACTCAATCCGCCCGTCCTCGTAATAAACAAGGAAGTCGAGCTTGTAATAGGTTATTAAAATTCCGTTAATGTAAAAATCAAACCTCACCTGGCGGCGGTAAAACAAAACCCGGTCGGGAGTGCCGGGCGGCAACCTTTTCCGGTAGTCAAGGGTGTGGCTATATTTACCCTCTTTTGTGCTATCATATTTGACCCCGCCGGTAGTAACCGGCTCGGCCTTAAATTTATTACCGGGGGCGGGCTTGCTTTTTATAGCTAAGTAATCCGCCGCCGATATTGTATCCTGTCCTTTATTTTTAATCAATTTTTAAGCCTAATTTATAGCGGGTTATCGCCTCCTCTAAAATTATAATCTCCTCGCGCTGCATGGCGGCGGTTGCATGGGATACGGCTAAACATCCGCGTCCGGTAATTTCCAGGGTAACAGGTCCTTTTTCCATTTTAAAAGTTTTTAGCGTATAAAACATTATCAATAAAAACGGTAAACTCCTTAACATCAAGGGAGGGGAAATTAATAGCTACGACCCGGCTCACTGTCTCGGTTGTTGCATAACGGTCCCGTTTTGCGATTTTTTTTATCAGTTGTTTGGCGGCGGTTGTTAATTGTGCTTTCATGTTGTTAATTTGTTTACCGTTTTAGTATATACAAATATACGTATTATTTTTAATAGTGCAACTATTTTATGAACTTTTTTTACGTTTTTCAATAAAATAATTTTGCGCCGTTGTTAAGGCATTATGGCCCTGGTTTATTGCCTCGGCGGCGTATTTGTTATAAGCACGTTGGGCGGCGGCGTTTTTGCGCTCATACCCGGCGGCACCTGAGTTCTTTGGGGTTTGGGCCTCTAGGGCGTAATAGTCCTCGAGTAATTGCTTTAACTTATCGTTTACAAACATGGCTATATTTGTTAATGTTTTAGTATGTACAAATATACGTAAAGTTTTTAATAGTGCAACTATTTTGTGAGGTTTTTTTTAAAATTATTTATTTAACATATCGGCAATGGTTGCAAAATCAAACTCCTCAAAATCGGTTGCCCACATATACCAAAACATAAACCCCTTGGGTGTGGAGTGCCACAAAAAGGCATACGATAAAAGCTGCTCCCGGCCATCGTACTCTCGCTTCATTAGGTGCTCAAACCGCTCCTGGGGCGACAACCCCCCCAGGACGGCCCGAGGTTTTTTTTAAACTGCTCCCGTATTGTCCTCGGTAGTTGGTTATAATAAAATAAACCCGACCTCATTTTTTTGTTTCTAAATAATCAATATAAGCATCATCGGGCACCGCGTTTGCATTCGGTATATTTATATAATGCTCAGCGGCCCATTTTATAATACTATCAATATAAATACTCATCTCGCCCGTATCCATTAACGTAGTGCTTTTAGTGCTCTCAATAACCTCACCGGCGAAGTCAAAACTTGTTTTGAGGCTAAACTTTGCTTTCATTACCTCGTGAACCTCCTCCGGTTCGTACCCGGTATCATCGGCAATGGTTTTGTAAACAACCCCCCACAGGTATCTGTTCTGGGCGGCACTACGCGAGGGCTTTTGGTCAGAAAAGTAAACCTTGTACACCTTCCCCTCCTTTAGCCTTTCCGGGATTTGCTCTAACAGGCTTACCAGCCACTGTGGTCCGTTTACGTTCCTCACCCCCTGGATTATGCGAGGGAGTGTCTCTAACTTGTTCAGGCTCGGGAGTAGGAGCCGGAGCTTTAACGCCATAATATTGTTTTTTAGGTGGATATTTTGTTTTTAAATTATTACATACCGCCACTTGCTGGGCACCGTAAAACGAGGGGTTGGCGGCTTGTACCTCAAGTAAGCCGGGCAACATAGCCAAGCGGGCGTGGGTATCAGCCCCCTCCCATACAATTTGCATTTTTACCATAAACGCCCGGCTATCTTTTACCATTGAGGCGATGCGTTCCTCGTCCTCTTTAAATACTTGCTCCGCTGTCCGTGTTGTCATACTATTCGGCGGTCTTTACTATGGGCACCGACGCCCAGGGTTATAAAGTTTGACATCTCCATTAACCGGCTTAAACACCTGTCCCCGTACCGGCTTATAATCTCGGGGTTGGTAAGGTTTGTGGTAAAGTGCGTCACGGCTCCGGTTTTTTTCCATAAATCGTAACGGTCTTGTATCACCTCGGCCATAACATTTACCTCGTTGCCGTAGCTTTTAATATTAGCCTCGGCACCCAGGTCGTCAAAACCCATGTCGGTTGCCCGGTTTAGGGTTTTTAAATACTCGTGTCCCTTAATTGCCACCTCCCGCTCTGCTAACCGGGTTTTAAATAAAACAAAGGCTCGCAAACCTATTGTCTTAAAAACCTCGAGGAGGTGGGTTTTACCAGAGCCGATATTACCGCGTATAAACAACCCCCGGCCCAAATCCCCCTCAAACACCGGGTCGGAATTAAAATAATACAAAACGTTATTTATTACCGCCCGGTTCTCTCCGTCTACTACATACTCGCGGCCCGGCGGGGTAAGTGCTTGGCTCGTTACTACGAACGCCGTCTTTATATCGGCATTACTTAGGGTCTTAGTCAAAGGAGTCTTTTTTGCCGCCGCTATCTGATGTTCTAACCGGCTTTGTATCTGGGTTATTAGGTTTTTTGCTTCCTCCATTGTTTGCGTTTAAGTATTGTTCAAATTTTACCGGGCGGCAAATAAACTCGGGTGTAAGGTACGTGTGGCCCGTGCTAACATGGTACTCGTTCTCGTGTGCGTTTTTTATTGCATCCTCAAAGTCTGTTTTTTTATACCCGGCTTTTAATAGCTTGATTATGTTCTCGCGGGTTTTAGTGTCAATCATGCGGTGGCCACGTCCCTCCCCTTTTTTTGTTAAGCGGTTAAAGGTTTTGAGGAACCAACCTATAAAGTCGGCCCCAAAGGATTCATTATTACTAAACTCTATATTACTATTATTATTATTACTATGGTCGGGCTTGGCCGGGTCCGGTGCAACCGGGTCCGGTTCTACCGTATACGGCAATCCCGTAAGCGGTACCTCGTACACCGTATAATTAACCCCGGCGAACTTACCCTGGACGAGGGCTTGCTCCGTTATAATGTACCGGGCTTTTATCAGCTCTTTAAGTATTGAGTACACGGCATCCCTCCCCTCGACTGACTTAGCTATTAAGTCAGCTGTCCGGATTTGCCAGTTGTCCGGCTTGCTTAGTAGGTAAGAGAGCAAACCTTTAGCCCGCCAGCTAAGTGCCGGGTTCTCGAGCATCCGCTTGTCAATTTGAGCGAACGGGTGCTCCTTAAAACTTGTTTTTATTATACTCATTTATCCCGTGGTGTTGCTTTTAATTACTTTTGAAAAATCAAGACGTTCTGGTGTACCTTGACCATCTTTAAATTTTTCATGGCATTGTTAGCCCTAATCGGGGCGGTGCCCAGGCTATTTAGTAATACCATGTCGTTATACAAGTGCAACCCGGCCCGCTTATACGCGTCTTTAGTAATACCCAGGAAATCTTTATAGTACCCTGTTTTGCGGTCCCGTACCTCTCCGACAACTATACCGGCGTAAGCCCCTTTTTTTAAATAAGCGGCGCTCTTACCGATAATACTGCTATAAGCCTCAATAAACTTCTCGTCGTCCATTGTGCTTAAATCCTCGGGCAACTCGCTATAAACCTCCAAGTCCATATAGGGCGGGCACGTAAACAAAAAGTCGAACGTATTTTTGCGGGGCACTATTTCGGGGCGGTCGAGTACCTCGTTGCTATCCCCTATAATCCACTCCGGTATATTATCGGGGGTAATAATACCGCCCTGGCGATAGTTCTCTGTTACCTGTTCCTCGCGGAGGTCGATGCCGGTATAATTAAAACCCAGATAATTTGCAACGATACCCCGTACCGAGCCGCCCGCAAACACGTCGAGTATTTTGCCGCCGGTAGGGCAAAACCAATGATACATCAGCTCGGTCAGTGCCGGGTCAAAAATACTGACGCCGGTTTGCGGTTTGCGCCCGTACTTATCCGTCATACTTGTCGGCAAACACTCGGCGGTCGGTTTGCGCTTACCCTCCTTCTCGCGGTAATGGTCCATGTTTTTAATCTCGGCACCTTTGTACAATATATCCTGGCCCCGGCCCAGCTCAGACTGCAAACCTTTACGCAACCAGGCCCGGCGGCGGTTTTGCCATGCACCGCTACGCGTATCTAGTACGCTAAAAGGCGGCTCCATAAACTTATCCCGTAATAACTCGTCGACGACAATAGGCTCGCCAAATAAATCAAAATTTTGTACTTTACCCATTTTAAAATAAGTTTGTTTGGTTGTTAGGTTCCTTTAATCCTACTAATAAATCAAAATTATACTCAGCCTGTTTACTCGCGTTTAGGGTTGTTCCGTTGCGGGTTGCCGGGTTAAAATATGCCGCTTGTTTCTCGCGCATGTTTTTGCCCGCCGCCACTAACCGACTATATCTTGTTTTTAACTCCATAAGCTCGTGCTCTACTTGCTTTAGTTGTGCCTCTGCCTCGCTCATATTTTTATATTTAGCCCCTTGTATAATTTATTTAAAAAAGGTGAGCGGACGATGCGTTTACTTAAAACGTTATAAATAAACTCTTTTGGTAAGCCGTTCTCCTCCTCGATAGCTGTTAGGTTTTTACCGCTATCCTCAACCGCTTTGCTAATTATTGCCCGGTCGGCATCAGTTAGCCCGGTACTCACCACGCGGGGTTTGCGGGTTTTTTTGATTAGGTCGACAAGCTCTCGCAACCTCTCCCCGGCATCCGGTTTCCCGGATTGTTTATATTTTATATAGCCGTTAAACAAGCGGTTAAACTTGTTATAAGACCATTTCACGGCAAATAAAAACTGGGCTAAACTGCCGAACTTTACCCGTATCTCCTCCTCAATCCCCTCTCGGGTAAGCTCATCCAGAGGCCTGTCTAAATAATTTTTTGTAGCCATTTTCATAATGTAATCACCAATGCGGTGGTGCTCCGTTTTACCGGGGGCGTTATTGTTATAGCCTCCCCCGTGTCGTGGTCTACCGTTGTTAACGGTTCTTTTAATGTTTTTAAAAAAGCCTCTCGCTCTTTTAGCTTACTTTGTAAACCTTTTATCTCGCCGTTTAGTTGCACCCACACCGGGTCGCCGGTATAATCATAAACCGTGCCGACCTCTCGGGCTTCTAGTTTTGCCCCGTTTACGCTACGCGGCACCTCGCCCCGGTACAAATCAACCAGGGCACCAGGGCGGAGCCTAGAGGTAAAAGCGGAAACGTACTCCGCCACCCGTGCCGCCGCTACAACGAGACGCAACAAATCAGTATCGGCTCGCGCGATTACCTCGTCGGCCTCGGCCTGGGCGGTTTTAATTATATCTTTTTTGGTAAGTGGTGCCCCCGGCATCTCTGTCCCGATTAATAATAAACTCCTCATATTACCCCGCCCCTTTCGGTTATGGTTTTTTTAAGTTTTGCTATGGCCTCATTGGCTCTAATTTTATCCAGCTTGTTAATATTAGGCAACATTTTATCGTGTTCCTCTTTTGTGACTTTGGGGTTTTTGATAAGGTCCATCATCGTCTTTTTTTGCTGCTCCGTAGCGTATACCATTGTAATCGGTAAGCCCTCCGCCGGTGCCGCTTCTGCCGGTGCCGGTGCCGTGTCCATCTCCTCGGCTGGTGTCGGCTCGTAACCGGCTAACCGTATTAAGTAACTAAGCAAGTTCCGGTAAGCCTTACCGACGGCCCGTGTTTGCGCCATACTTGCAATCGCGTACTCCTGATAATATTTTTTACCTTGCTCCTTGTTACTGCAAACCGCAAAGCCGCCGCCCATATTTAGCCCGCTTTTAATATCTATTAAATCTATCGCGGCGTTATATTTTACCTCCTCGGGTGTACCTATATTGTTAACCGCTTTTAGCACGGGCACAATCCCGAGCCGTGCCCCGGCGTATTGCCAGCCCTCTACGTTTACGTACTCCTTACCCTGAATATTTTGGTAAAGTTTGTTATCTTTGATAAACTTTGCCAAATCAACGGCCAGGTCAATCATGTCCTGGCCGTTGCTAATGTTGTAATTTTTTACCGGTTCCGCCATGTTATAAACCTAAAAAATAATTTTTAAGTAACTCCTCATGGTTGGCCATAAAAACTTTGGCGGATTGTATATCTTTAAAAACAAAATTACGCTGGTGTCTAGTAAACATATCGGTATACAAAACAAACTTACCTTCATTGTCATACTTAGATAATACGCAATATTTAGGCTCGTCGGTACTCCAGTCAGGCTCCCATTTGCCGTTTACGTTCTCCATAAATATAGTAAGTTGCGCCCAGGCCAATGCTGCCATCGCCTGTCGTTGTTTTGCAAAAACGTTTTTATTATCCTCCGCCGGTACTACCGATTTGTATGGAACAAGCCGGGAGCTGTGGCTTATAAAATAACCCTCTATAACAGGTAAATCATCGCGGGTTTTAGCCGCTACGCCCAGTTCTGTGGGGGTAAAATTAGCCCGTATTAATACATCGAGGGCGGTACTTTTGCCCAGCATCGCCTTTGCATCCTCGGCGGTTAAGGTTATTTGTTTTTTTACTACTGTCATTTTTTGTTCCTCCTGTGGTTTGTAACTGTTAAAATTTGCTAACCTTTGGTCTCGCTCACACCTCCGCCGCCAGCGGATAACGTTTGGGTCGTCGTCGTCAAAATAAAAACCCCTCTCGTCCTCCCAGGACCGGCGGGTGTTTGGGTTGCGGCGGCTCGGCTCCGGTGTAAAATAATGATTGAGGTCGTAGGGGTTTGTACAATGTCCCATAATTAATTCATAGTTCTGCCGAACGGCATTACATCCTCTTCCCTCATAAACGTATAAGAGACAATCGATAAGGTTTTAAAACCGCCGTAATGGGCTATCCCCTCGGCTATGGCGATTACATGCTCGCCCCTGGTTATAGGCTGAACGGTCGAGGCTTCGCCGCCGCCGAACGTTTGCTCGGGTTTATCATCCGTGGTGTATACATAACTTATATAATAAAAATAATGCTTCATACTTGTTAGCCGTTTTGTATATACAAATATACGTATAAAAATTAATATAGTGCTACTTTATTTAAATTATTTTAAAGTACTATTTTTTACAGTATAGTACAATTCAATGCGGAGCGTAAACGGGTCCGCCACGATAAAATAGCCGGGGTCTTTGTAGTACCCCAACTCCCGTTTTTTATAGGCCTCCCACGCCTCGGTGTCGGCCATGCGGTCGAGGAACGTTGCCTTGTCTTTAAACTTGTACAACGTTCGCACCCGCTTGATTAAATTGTTGCTTTGCATTACCTGTCTTTCCAGTAATCCTCGTCCGGCTCCCAGGTATCCGTCCCTTCACCCTCGCAAACCGGGCACTCTTTAAAACCTACATGCTCTATCGGGCTTTCGCAACCGGAGCAAATATTATCGCCGTTTGCATCACCTGTTATATCAACCTCGCAACATCTGCTCAAAATACCTAACCCGGCGCACGTAGCGCACTCGTTTTGATTTGCCATAATTTTAAATTTTTTGTTTAGTGTTTTATTTTAATCCTTAATTGCTCGAGAGCGGCGTTCCGGTACTCGCAACCGGGATAAACTAGGTATTTTTTACAAGCCGAGCAATAATACACCCCAGCCCAATCATGCCATACCGGAGTTTTGCAGCAATCGCTAATTTTACCCTCCATCGCCTTAAATTTTTTGTTTAATGTAACGTTGTACGGCCTCCTCGGCCTGTTTGTGTGTTGCTTCTATATCCTCGCCCAGGCTTTTATAAAAACCGGCCCGCGAGGGGTTACTTAAAATCTCATGGCTTATTTGTAAAGCCCGGCTTTCCTCTTTTGTAAAACCGAACGGGAAGTTTTTAAATATAGCTAAATATTTTTTGGTATCGCCCGCCGCGTATGCGGTGAGGGCTTCGTTTAGTTTGTTTCCGGGGAGTGCCATTTGCTTTATTATTTACCGTTTTAGTATATACAAATATACGTATAAAAAGTAACACAATGCAACTCCGGAGGGTATTTTTTTTAAACTTTTTTAAATTTTACTTTGGCGGATACCTACACACCAAAGCAAATCCCCCGGCTCTAAAAATTTTAAGCATTTAGCCTCGTACACCGGGTCCAATACAACCCCGCCGATGCTCGCGTCGACATACGTATCGTAGGGCACACCCGCCGGTATTATTTTATAATTGTAACTAAATATCGGGGCGAACCGGTTTATCCTTTTTGTAGGGTCGGCACCTACGGCAATTCCTAACACCGGTATATCGCGCCCCGTTTCTTTTAGCCCGTGCAAAACCCCGCAAAACGACATCCCCGAACCCACCGGCATCACTATCCGTTTAACGCCCGCCGGTATGTTTGCGACTTGCTGCTTAGTTTGCCGTATTGCCTCCCAGCACTCCATACCGAAAGGTATATCGCAAAACCGGTTCACCGTTGCGTACTCTCGGGAGCGGGCCACGATTACACTATTGTAACCGGCTTTGTGTTGGATTATGTGGGCACCGGCCTCCTGGGCTAAAATTATCTCGGTGTTTAGTTTGCCCTGGGGCAAGTGAGCCGTACATGCGAGGCCGAGGTGCTTTGCAATATTAGCAACTATATTCACCTGTGGCGAGGAGCGGGAGCCCGCCGTGGTTAAACCCTCGACGCCCATACTTTTAGCCCGCTCGGCCAGGGCAAAACAGGAGCGAACTTTACCGCCCCGTACCCCGGCAACCTCAAAAAGGTCATCCCGCTTGACAAAAAAATCCCCGGTAACTTGTACCGGGGATAAATAGTTTAAATCAATATTAGTCATTTTTAACCGCCTTTTCAGGGTCTAGGGTAAAATATGTAGTAAAGCTAAAATACGAGGCATCGGCTTGTATCAATTTACGGGCCTCGGCGGGTGTTTTGCCCTGGTCGTATAGCTCAACAATTTGATAAATTTTTGTGCCGGGCTTACCTGTAAATAAAACCTTCTCGCCGGTTTTTTCAAAGCGGTTTTTTAAGTAAGTGATTTTAATGTTGCGGGCGGTGCTTAAATCTGTACCTACGGCCTCGGCTACTTCTTTGTCGGTTTTACCGGCATCCCATAGCTCAAACATTTTTTGTGAGCGCTCACGGGCGGCGCTTAAAGGTTGCGCTACTTTTGCGGGCTTCTCGGCTTTAACTTTTGCCGGTTTTGCCGGTTTCTCTACAACCGGGGCCGGTACATAATTAACAGCCTTTTCGGTTAAGGTATAAAACCCGGCGGCAAAATCTAAATATTTATTTTTAAACAAATTGTTTAAACTGCCTTTAATACCGGCCTCGGCCCGGCCAACCCCGGCTGCAATATCACCGGCGGCGGCGGCGTTTCTATTTTTTTGTAAAAATGTTACTATCGCCTCCTGGGGGGCGGGTAAATATACCGGGGCTTTAACCGGGGCCGGTGCATCCGTTTCCTCGGCGGCTGCTTCGGCGGCAACCGGCTCGGCGGCTGTTTCTGCTACCGGTGCAACGCTAACCTCTAGGGCTTCTGGCGCAATTGTGGGGCTTGTAACGGCGGCTTCTGTTTGCTCGGTACGTTTACCGGGCCAGGCGCTACCTAAGCTAATAAAATTAGCTGATTCTAACCATACCAGCTTACCGCCGATAGTTAGTTGCATTTTAGCGAAGTCAGCACTAAACCGGCGGAAGGTTCCTTGTTTAGGATTGTCGCCCGTGGTAAACCGGTTATCATTTACAACGATTAAAGTTCCGTTCTCTAATTTTGTGATGTCAAAAGTGTTGTTAGTAGTTTCCATTTTTTTAGTAGTTTAAAAGGTTTGTTTTTTACCGTTTTTGTATATACAAATATACGTAATTTAATCAATTAGTTGCAAACTTTTTGCGATTTATTTTTAAATTATTTTTAATTAAAAAGTACCGATGTTATTTTTGATTTCTTGTTTTGAGGCGGTGCTTAAAGCCCGGTATAAAAACCCGCCGCTTTCAAGCTGGCCGCGCTCGTTAATAAAAGCGGCACACTGCCAAATCCCGCCGGTAAAAATTTTAATTAAAGTCTCACCGTCTGATGTTTTAGCGGTTTTAATTACTTGTCCGGTTGTTAGTGTGTATTTCATATCGTTTTTATTTGCTGTTTTAGTATGTACAAATATACGTATAAATATCAATACTGCAAACTTTTTATGAACTTTTTTTAAATTATTTTTTGATGTTTATTATTTTGATTATCTCGCTAAACTCCCCGGCGCTAACATGCCGTTTAACTATGTTAACCGCTACCGGGCCGAGGTTATAATTACGCACTAAAAATTTCATATCGTACTCGGCGGCATCGGCTTTGGCAAATTGCCGGTTCCGGCAATGCATCACCAAACTGTAAGCCTTTAACTCTAACAAGGCACGGGGCGAGGCGAGCGGGCCATTGTTGTCGGCCTCTAATTTCCATATCTCGTTAAAAAATTTATTACCGTTGGCGTTAATATAATCGATATTGTTTTCGTGGTCAAAAATAAACGTCTCCGTGGAGGTAGTATCGTTTATTAGGTAGTCGGTGTCAAGGGTGAACCGGTCGTTTCCCATGTTTACTAATGCCTGGCCTCCTATCATTAACTTTTTCATATTGCTTTACCCGTTTTGTATATACAAATATACGTATAATACTCAATAGGGTTCAAACTTTAACGGGATTATTTTTAATTATTTTTATAGGAACAAAAAAGCCCGGTGTCTCATGCCGGGCTTTTTTGTATACAAAACGGGATAAAAACAAATAAGTAAAAGCCCTGGTTATACGGGCGGCGGCGGGTTAAGGTTATTTATTAACCCTAACAAATGCCGGGCTCTCGTTTACCTCAAACTCCAGCTCGCCGTTAATTACCCGCGTTTCCTCAAAGGCTTTATCACCTTTAGCCGGGCGTATAATTGTCACGCTCGTTACACCGGGTAAATTTAATTTAAAGTTGGGTATTTTAGCATCGATATAATCAGGGATTACGGCGGTGTAAAACTTAGGGGCACCCTCGCGCTCTAGCACGTCAACCCATACCGGTTTTGTCCGGTCGGTAGGTTTTGTCATCTCGTACCCGCGTAAGTATTGAGCCATTTGGTACAAGTAATCGGAGGCGACATCGCGTTTGTGTTTATTGTCGATGTTACGGTTACAAACCCCGTTCGCTTGGTCCCAGTTTACTTTAGCCTCGGCCTCGGCTTGTTCCCGTGTGCGGCCCTGGGCGATTAAAGCATTTACGGCGGTGATATAACCTTTGTCGTCGTACATTTGATAGAGGGCTAAAACATAGCTCCCCATACGCATATCCTCGAGCTTGGTACGGATAATAAAATCCCCCATTACCTGTTTACGGGTACGGGTGCCGATTGCTTTAACGGCTTGCTCGGGGTTTGCTACGGCGTGGCTATAACCGGTCTCGGTTTTGCCGAACTTAACGCCGGGCCATAACCGATGCAAAGTACGGTTCAAGCGGATACCGTTTTTGTAATAGTTTGTTTTTTCCGGTGCCTGGCCCATGCCTTTACTAACCCGTTGCTCCTCGGCCCGCTCTTTGCAATAATCATGGTAACAAAACACGTCAAACAAACGCCGCCCGCCGTTGTACAAGCGAGACCATAAGCCCATTGATTCTAGGTAGTTAGGCTGGGTTAAGGCAAAACCGCAACTATAAACCTCCATGTCGGGGTCTATCGATTTGATTAAGTTGTAGTGTTTAGCGTGCCACTCAGCACACTCGAAAGGCTTCATGAAATCGTGACGCCAGTGCCCGTTTATCTCGTTGGTTAACTGGATACGAACTTTGCCTTTATATTTAGTAGCAATATCGCGAACGAACTGGGTAAATTTAGGGTCCCGCTCGCTCCCGCGTAAACAAAGGATTAAAACTTTGCCCCGTGCAAAACACCAGTCAACAAACGCGTCCAGGTGCCAGTTACCTTTGGCCATAGGTTGCGTCCGGAATACCCCCTCGGCGGTGTAGCAATCGTTCCGCTCAAGGTACATACGATACTCGTCAAAGGTGTCGGCCACGGCCAGCATCTCATCGTTAAGCCCGCGCCCCGATACGTTACAAAAGTTCCAGGGATAACATACCACGCCGTTGGTTTTTTCCCATTTATACAACCCGATAGCGGGCTCTTGCTCATAGAACTCGTCGTGCTCGGCTATAATTTCCCACTCGCTCGGGAAAACAGAATCTTGATTCCCGTCAGCCTTTATCGGCACTAACACCTCAAATAAATCCACGTTACTATACCGGTCGGGTATAGCATAACTATTCATAATGTCGGTGGATTTGCCGTAAAACTCAGGAACGTAATTATCGACCCTCGTTAATTTGCCGTCGGCCAAAAGAGCGTTTATTTTTACCGGGTTTACGCTAACACCTTTGGCATCCCCTAAATTAACTTTTAGGATTTTAGCGTTTAACAGCTTCGGTACTTGCATAAATAACTGGGTTACTCCCGGTGTCGGCTTGGCGGCATAGTCGTAAAACAGCCCGTTCTGGTTTACAATACCATCGGCCAGGAAATCAAATTTAGCTGTCCCCCTGTCGTTGGAGTGCTTAATTAGGTACGGGAAAATATTACCGATTATGCGTTTGCCGGTCGGCTTCGGGCGGGGGGTGTTTATAACCTCAATCGGCTCTGGTGCCGGGCGTACCGGTTCCGGTTCCGGTGCATCTACCGGCTCGGGCACCGGCTCAACTTTAGGCGGCTCAACCGGGGCGGGCGGGCGTACCGGCTCAACGGGCACGGGTAAAGGTTCCGGCTCGGGGGCGGGCACCGGCTCAACCGGGGCTGGCGGTGTTACTACCGGCGGCTCAACTTTAGGAGGCTCGGGCACCGGTTCGATTTTTACCGGATCGGTTTTTGCCGGTACGGGTTTAGTCTTGTCAGGTTTGCCGGGTTTGCCGGGTTTGTTTTGTTGCCCCGGTGCATCCTCTGATTTACCGGGTCTGTCCTTTTTTGCCATTTCAGTTTGAATTATGTTTACCATGTTGCGGTGTACCATTAAAACGGGGCCGCTATCAGTATATTGAAAAATATCACCCTCCGGCGACCATTGAAAGGCCCAGAGTACAATCGGGGTTCCGGCGGGGCTTACCCGCTTTAAAAACTCATTTAAGTCAATTTCCATTTTACAGTATAATCATCGCGTTATAAAAATCGTTCGCATACCCCGCTATCTCCTCCGCCCGGTCTAACCGGTTTACTATCCTTCGGGCTTGTACAAAGTCCGTTTTTTTACTTGTAATAAAATCAGGCAACCCGACTCCGGTGTACCACCCCTCCAACAAGCCACCCACTAAAAGTTTAGCGGCCACATCCCGGCGCAAAGCCAGGTCGGGGTTCGTGTATAACGGGAGGCCGTAATAGCGCCCGATTTTATCGTAGTTAGTTCCGTGGGTAATTTGTACCCAGCCCCGCCCGTAATAGCTTAACCCGTTTTTATGGGGGAGGGCGTAATTAGTGCTAATCCGCCCGGCTTTGTGTAGGGCGGTAACCGCCGCAATCGCCCCGGCGTTAGTAACAGCAAACCCCTCGCGGACGGGTGCCCAGGTGGGGTTGCTCTTTCTACTATAACTCTCCGCGTATGCCGTTGCAAGTATGTACGCCGTAAACCGGTAGTCAAAAACCTTCTGCTCTGTACACTCCGCGATTATATTATTTAAGGTGTCGACCTGGCCCTGGTTGTATTTGCGGCCACCAAAAATATCGCGCTTAACAGCATTAAAAAAGGCATCGCTATTCATTTATAACGCCGGGGTCGGCTTTACTTTTATCTACAACGAACGGAGCCCCAGCTGCTCGTGCCGCCGCCTCTGCCGCCGCTTTGGGACAATTAATTTTACCCGGCTCTGTTACCGGGCCGGTGCCGGGCGTTATTACCGTCGCCTGGGCCGTGTCGTTTACGTTTACCGTAGCGGGCTCGGGGTTGTTAAACTCCTTCTTTTTTAAGTATTGCTGGACGGCATAACTACCGGAGAGAAACCCAAATATTAAAGCCATCTCAGATAAGTCCATCTTTTGCGGCACTAACTTAAACGCGGGCACGGTTACAATATCAAAACCGTTGGCAAACCACCTAATAATAAAGGCAATACCGAACCAGATACGGAGTTGGTTAGTTATACTAAACTTACCCGTGGCGTTATCGCGGGCACATTCCTCGTAATTGTTTTGCCACCATTTAAAAACACCGGTATAATATAAAACAACAATGAGCACGGTAAGCCACAAAACTACCGGTAAAAGGGAGCCGAACGATTTGTCGGCGGCGTTTAATAAGTTATCTATCATCTCGATGCTTTTATTTCTTTTACATCCTCTTTTAAGTGCTTCATCTCAACGCTAATTTCGCGCAAAACCCCCTCGAGTTGCCCGCTAATATCGCGTATACTTTGATAGTCCTGGTGTCTCTGTTGGGCTAATTCCTTAAAATACGCGGTTAACTTAACATCAATTAAGGTGTCTACACTTTTAATTGTTGCTAACGCGCTGTGGTACTCAATACCGTCATCGCTAACCTTTTTTTCTATTGCGGCGGTTTTTAGCTCTAATTTACCCAGCCGCTCCACGTTCTCTTTTAAATCCCGGCGGTTATCCCGTATGTTATCACGGGCGTTTATCAAGCCTATTAACATCGGTAAAATGGCAACTTTTAAAACCCATGAAACAATATCTTCTAAACTCATAAACCGGGTAATTTGAATTTTTTATTTATTACGCAATTTAAACGATATAAAGCAAAAAACTAAATAATATAACACACCAACTTAATTAAGTATTAAATTCCGGGCCAGGCGCAAATCTTGGGTCAAACTCAAAATCCGCCGGTACTTTAAAAAGCCCAGGGTCATCTTCTAATATCAAACTAAGAACCTCAGTACAAACCAAGCCGTATTTTTTGTATTTCAATGGTTTCCACTCTCGGTCTAATTTAAAGCCGCGGGTTAAAAGTAGATGCCATGCAATACGGGCTATATCCCACCGTCCGTATGGCAACCCTATTAATGCTTCAATGGTTGCCAAGTCAAATTCGCGCCCCGGCAAGTTTAATGGTTTAACCGTTCTTGGCCCTTTCAACCTCCATTCTTCATACCGGGTATAAATTACTCCCCGGCCCACGCTCTCAATTACCCATTCATCGCCATTTGGGAGTATAATAACAATCGCGATATGGTTCCACCGACTGCCCGTGGCAATTCTAATTGCTTTTGAAAAGTAGGTAAGTTTTTCCTTTCTTTGAAAAGGATTATGAATAAGCAGGGGTCGTATTTTTACTTTCATGGCACTTTGACTAAATCTTGTTTATTATAATCAAAAGTAGGAGGCTCGTTTTGCTGTTCTTCGGTGTAAGGTATTACGCCACCAGCAGGAACAATTATAGTACCCGTACTATCTTTTATAGGCGTAGTAGCAAACAAAGGTAATTTATTAAACCCTAATAAATCCCTTATAGTGCCGTTTACCATACTCCATTGAATAGCATCCCCTAAACCTGCAATAAAATAGAATATGTCTAATTTGCTAGTTATAACATTACCCCACTTTTCAGCCGTTTTTAATATTGGGCTTCCGTTAACGGCAATCAAAACCCGCCACCATTCGGTATCAATAGAGGTTACGTTACCATCGCAATTAATTTCATCAAAGCCAACGGTTAGTTTTACTGGGTAATACTTATATTTTTGGCCGGTTAAAACATCTACTTCGTTTGGTTTAATAAAAAAATTGTTTGTTTTCCCGGCTGCTAAATCTTTGCCTACCGTAAAAAGGTAGTTTTCGCCGCCGCGTATTTCAGGATAAGTATTTATCATGGGTTAAGGATTAAGGAGTTTAACTTTATTACAAATAATTTCCATACCAGAAGCTCGGCCTTTTTTAGATACAACCGGCTTATTATTTATATAAACCTTGCTTTCTTCTGCGCTTGAAACCATGTTAATATGTTTCCATTGCCCTACTATAATTGCTTCCATTTTAGTTTGCGTTAAGTATTAAGGATGAGTTTTCTAATTGCATTTGTGGGGTTCTAAAGTCCATGCCACCTTGCGCTTTTTCGTATTCGTTTCCTATTACAGCACTATTAGGCATCCGATAAAGCCCGTCAATAATTTCTAAAACGGTAGAAAAATTAGAACAAAAATATAAGCCCGTTTCCGGCTCTAATATTTGCCGTTTTATATTAGCTAAGATATGCGCCTGTGCGTTGGCTCTGGCTTGTCCGGCAGCAAAAAACCAAACCTGATATTCATCAATTGCGCCCCGGTAGAATGGTTGATTTGGAAAGTAGGTACCAAATGAGTTTATCATTTGCGTAGTATTAACGTTTCCTACATCCCGCAATGGATAAGGCGCTCCGCTGGTTATCTCCCCTTTTAGTACCCCGTCTAAATAAACCGCCCGGTAATTATCGTCTGCTACAAAAGCAACGTGTGTCCATTTGTCCAGGTAAGACGTATAAACCGCGCTAACATTAGGATTTACAACATTATCATTTCGGTAATCCCCGTATTGGAAATAAATCTGATTGTTAATATAAGGATAGCACTGGCACCTATCCTCCTGATTTTGTCCGTAGCTAAAAAGTCCAGCTACCGGGCTTACCATTGCATTGGCTTCGGCAGTAGTTAAATATTGATGAAAATGAATAATTAAGGCTTGCCCCACCGGTATAACCCCCGGCATTGTAGTTGCGCCCTGCCCGGTAAAGCGTAAGTGCTTTGTATTTATATTCGGCTTTGCGGCCAACGCTACCCTGTTGCTAATACTATGGTGTGGGTTTATCATACTAACTCGCCGTTTAGAGTATAGCGATTAGGGCCGGTTTTGACCCAACCGAAAACAGCACCTTGCCCCGCTGAAATTAATTTATTACCTAAATTATCAATAATAACCCCGCTTGTTTTAGTAAAAGTAGTTAACCCTCCCGCCCTTTGTTGAATTATCCCATGATAACCAACTAAAATATTAGGTTCTTGTGCATCGGTAGGAAAATTAAAACTATTTATTGTTGTAATATCCAAGCAAAGCCAAGCTGTATGGTGTTCAGGTTTTAAACTTCCGGCTTCGTTAAGGCTAATAATACTAATTATTTTATCCGCCTTGTGGCTCCAGTCCGTTGCCGTTGGCGGCGGCGGTATTGTACCCCGTACGAAAACCGGTAAAACATCCGAAATTCCGGTTGTACCGTCCTCGTAATAAATTATGGCATGGTAAAAATGGGTTCCCGGTGTGGGGTTTAGTACTTCATATCGAATAGGGTCGGCAACTTGAGATGCCAAAAAATTATCACCCTCAAATAGGTCAACTCGTATAACCTCGGTTTCTGATATGTCGGCATGTAGCATTACATTTAACCCAATACCAACGTCATACTGTTCAGCCGTAAGCAAAACAGCCTTAACGGTGTTAACCCAATTCACCACATACGGGCTTTCTGGTGTTCCATCACCGTCAAAATCCATACTATAACCGGGTGTAATCAAATCGCTTATATTGGAAAGTCCACCATCCCCTGCTGGGCCTTGCGGGCCAGCAGGGCCAATCTCCCCTTGCGACCCCGTTTCACCCTGCGGGCCAGCCGGGCCAGGAATACCAGCGATAGGGCCATAATCTTTCCAGTCTGCCGCGCCTGGTAGCCAACCCCAAATATGATCCGCTTGGGTGTCTGGATTTTTAATGGTATAAGCATTTTTAGCCGAACTTGGGCCACGGGGCAGTGCGGTTGTATTAGGCAGTTCATCTACTACTTCATATACTGCCGCGTTTTCACCGGGCGGGCCTTGTAATCCTGGTAATCCCCGAAAATACTCAATAAAATCATCAATAGTGCCCTCGGGGTTTTGCTCCTGCCACCACTCAAAAAGGTTTAAACCGGTAGGGCCGGGTTCACCGTTGGGGCCGGGAGGGCCGGGAGGGCCGGGAACGGTTGAGGCGGCACCGGGAGCGCCGGGAACACCGGGCGGGCCTTGTATACCCGGCGGGCCTTGTATACCTACAGCTGTCCGGTTCATGGACGCCCAATCCACCCGATAAGTTTTATCGGTTGCCGGGTCGTACACCACAAATTGGTTGCCGTTTATCAGCGTCCCCTTTAGGGGCAACTGTTTGATTCTTAAATTATCCGCCATATTAATATTTTAATAAACCTCCGTCGTCTCCTACAATTATGAATCCGCCCTCGGTATCGGTGTCAACGTTGCCTGGGTTGCCCGCGTCATGGCCGTTGTTAGTGTTATTAAAGAATTTAACTTGCTCAATATTTATTACCCCGTTGCTGAGGTTGTGCCGGGGGTTGTACTCCGGTTTGTAAGCATCCTCGGTTTGGTACTCTACGCCGTTAATATAAATATAATCATACGCAAAAACAACGGCTAATTTTTCATGGAGCCACGAGGGTAACAAATAGGTATTAAAAGTTAATACGCGGCGGACCTGAGAGTACATGTTTACGATTGAGCCGTTACTATTCCGGTGTACCTTTTTATCAATACCAGGCTCATGGTGCCATAAGTTGCCGTCGACCCTCAACATGTGGACTAAACCGGTTGTATAATATAAATCGCACCACGGGTCGTTGTTACGGTATCTAATGTAATAAGCGCCGGGGTGTTCAAATTGTACATCAATCGGCTCACTAAATGCCGGGAACTCAAAACCCCCTCTTATGCCGGTGATTTTTGCGTAGCAAGTACCGGCGGGTATACCGCTAAAAGTAAAGGTGGCCTCATAAACATCAAACGGGGCAACATTGTACTCAGCAAAAACGGTAACCCCTAACGTCTCTCCCGGCCCGGTAAAGGCCCGGTTAATAATAAAGAACGGGCTGCTCCCCGGTGTTTCCTGGTCAATCCCCTGCATCGTATACCGCCCGTTATAGGCACCCGCGTTCCTTAGCTCAAGGATTTGCGACGGCTCGACGTTAAAGTTAAATAAACTTTCATCAAAGTAGACCCGGGTCTGGGTCTCGTTATGTTTGCGGATAAAGGTTGTAAACAAACTACTTTTATCCGTGTTGCTTAATACCTTTTTAACCGGCATGGTGCCGAGTAAGTTGCCCTCCAAATCAAACACCTCCGCCCGGTGTTCCGGTAGGTTGCTCAAAATCTGGATGTTAATAATATCGGCGTTTATAACTTTTTGCAAATACGGTATCTTAACCTCGCCGCGTAGCTTGTACTCGCACTCTGGGGTATTGTCTTGTGTGGCAAAGCTATACAACCCGTCGGGGTAAGCGGGCTGGGTAAAGCGCAAACTATTCATCATCGGGATGTCGTAGTACACCCAAACCTCGCCGGGCTTGTACTCGCACGTTCCGTCATCGCTTGTGGCGTTCGGGTCGTAGTTTAGCGCCGTGGGGTCGGTACAACCCATAATCGCTTGGGTGGCTACCTGTAAAGTATACACCGGCGTTAAACACCCGCGCCCGTCCCGTGCCTGTATAGTGTACGAGCCGGGGCTTACCGAGTAATTTACCGATACGCCCGAGGGGGCGTTTTGCCAATTAGTGCCTGGCGTTCCGCTCGGGCTAATCCTTATCTGTAAACCGTCGGCGCTTGTAGTAGCATTTAAAAAAATATCACCCGGCTCCATTGCGGCGGGCGGGGCGGGGTTAAAAACAACATCGCAAACCGGCGGCGGCTCAACCGAGCGACAAGAGCCGTACCGGATAACGGTGTTACTTTTGCGCCCCTTGTTATCCTCAACCCAGCAGGTATACTCGCCGTTATTGATGTTATAAAAAGTCCAGTCAATTTGCGGGCCGTAGGGGCCGAAATGCAAAGCCCCGTCAACATCCAGGACGTGACTGTAATACGTAGGGTTCTCGGGGTCTACTAAATCACCGTCGATAACATCAAAATGGACTTGGTTGAACCCGTCGTCCTGACAGCTCAAAGTCACTAATAATTTTATCGCGGTTATCGATGGCATTACTCAAATCTCCTTAAAAGTGTGAACTCGCTGCTTTCCATTGTACTACAATTTGCCTCAAGGAGGTGCCCGTGCTTTAAGTTGCCGAACGTATCCTGGAACTCAATCAACCCGTAGGGGTTTGCCCTGAGTAGTTTCAAAGTGTGGCGGTCTACGGCGGCGGTAAACTTATACTCCTCCGGCATAAATAACGGGTCGGGTAATTGGGCGATTAAAAAGTCGGCATCCTCCGCAACTATTATCGATTCGTTAAAAAGCCGGGAGGCCATTGTGTAGTTCGCCTCGCCTGTGGTAAATTTAATGTATTTATCTAACTGGTGCAATAAACCCGCCTTTAATATGCCGCTGTGGTTTTTAACCATACGAGCCGGGCTTATGCGGGCGTTATAAACCGTCTCGGGTGATATTACCCCGTACAACTCGGCAAACAACTGGTCCCGCTCCGTTACAAAGGCACCGCCCTCGCGCAAAACACAAATCACGTAAATCTCGTCGTCGTTCGTATTGTCCTTGTTAGCGGCCAGGGTGTATTGCTCGCGCCGGGCCGTCTCGATACTATAACCGGAGGCGATAAAGTTGCTTATCGCGCTATATTTCTTTTTTGTATGGGTTAGCGGTGTGGCGTAAGCCCGTTTAGTGTTGAACTCGTCAAGCCCGTTATCGGAACCGGTTTGCCATTTAGTATACCCGAACTCCGCCTGGTTATACGCGTACTGGTTAGCGAACCGTTTACGGAGGCCGGTTACTTTACCCAGGGAGGCCACAACTACTTTTTGGTAAAAGTGCGAGCGGTGCTCAACCCTGACCCGCTCTTTGCCCTCGATAATTTCTATCCCGGTGCCTAAACCGTATATCGCATCCGTGCCCTCGTACCATTTTTTATACGTCATTGTTACGGGCCGCTCATTATACGGGAAGTTACGTATCTGGAACCCGTTGGCAAAAAATAACATGCTACCGGGGCCGTCCGTTGCATATTGCCTGGGCTGGCTATCCGTGCGCCCTAAAAACTCGCTATAAAAGCCGTCTTGCTCCCCGGTTATAGCCTGGACGAGGCGGGCACCTACCTCATGGGCGAGCATACCCCTGCTCTCCGTGGGCCTTGTTTGCGTTTGCGCTGCTACTTTTATGAAGGTGTTAGCCGTGTCGATTGTTATCTTGTTCCTCCACCGGTAAGCCCCAGCCGTATCGCCCCCGTAAACCCGGCCCCAAACGTAAATCTGGTCGCCCTCCTGTATATCCTCAAGGGTGTAAAAATCAAAATATACCTCCTTTACTATATCGCCGTGGGCCTCACCGGTTTTGTACCTTGATAAATAAACGGGCGGGCGGTTGTTTACCCGGTATAAAAAGTCAATCTCTACTTTATCGAAGTCGCCTTGTATTAGGTTCATCCGGATAGTAGCTTTTAGCCGGATAGTTAACTCAAGCGGCCCCGTCTCGGTTGCACGGGGGAACAAGGGGAACACGTTACCGTCCGGCGACCAGCCGAGCGGGTAAGTATAAGCCTCCATGTCGTTTTGTATTACATCACTAAAACCGATTACAACAGTTGAATCCCGCTTGTTGCTGTTGTCAACTAAATCGCTCTCGACCTCGTGTTGCCCCTCCATTACCTTTGCGTAATACCCCCGGCTGATTACCTTACTATGTAGGGTAAGCCCGATTGTCTCCTGGGCAAATGGTTGCATCGCATCGCCCTGGGGGGTGGTTAACTTTTGTAAGTTTATCTCTAAGTCCTCGCCGCTGAGGAACCGTTGGGTGAAGCCGTCTTGCTCGATGTTGGTTGTTACCTTGACGTCATCGATGTCGTAGTTATCGAGGTTTAACACCCCGCTAAACTCCCGCTCCCAGCGCATATCCAAATTCTGGTCCTCAACAATAATGCCTATTACGCCCTCCGGCCCCTCGTCCTCGTACACCCCCTGGATGTAGTCGCGCCCGTCTTTTATGAAACTAAGGTCGGCGCTATACTCGGCCACTATGCCGTGGTATCGCTCTGAGCGTTTAAGGTTGTACCGGGTTGAGTCCCAACCGATAGGGTCGTGCTTTAAAACATACCGGCCCCGCTTTTTATTTAATAGTGTATACCTATACATTAGCCGCGATATCGTTTGTTGATGTACTCCGTTTTGTTGTTCCTCTCGGTAACATAAATCTCAAGCCCGTTTTTATTAATCTCGAGGTGGGTCTCCTTTTTGTTTTTGATAACCTGCTCGAGCCGCCCGATTTGCTGGGTAAACCGTTTTGCCAACATCTCCGCTCCGTTGCTTTGCGGTGCCGGGTTTAGTTGCTTACTGATAACCGCCGTACTATTGCTCAAGTTCGTAACGTGCTTAACATTTGTATCCCCCTCGACGATGTTGTTAAGCATACGCTCGGTCTCTACGTTGGTGTAAACCTTCTCGCCTTGCTCAAGGTAAGTCAGCTGTGGGCCGGGCCGGGGGTCGAGGTAGTATTTGCCCCGGTGCTCCCTTAACTCAGGCCCGAGCTCGTTGGTGATAGCAAACTCCGCCGCCCCGCCTTTACGCCCCTTGTAATAAGTCGGCAACGGTTTAGCAAGCACTATGGCGGCTTGTATGGCACCCTGGGCCAAAGCAAAGGCACTAAACGGTAAACCGAACGTTATAGGCGTGGCGGCTATGGCTTTAGTTATGGCAATACCCGTATTTAAGGCAATATTAAACAATGCGGCAACCTTGTCGGCTTTGGCTTGCTTAACCCTTAAAGCGGCCATACGTTTATCGTAATCCTCAGCGATTTTAGCTTTGGCCTCCTCGTTGTCCCCCGCTAACGCGGTCTCCTTTTCTTTTTGCACCTCCAGCTCCTGTAAGTTGCGCTCGTTAAACACGGCACCCAACTCAAAGAACCCGTTAATCGCCTCGCCCGCAAAGGCTAAACCCGCCTCCCGTATAGCTTTACGTTTTTCCTCTTCCTCTTTTAATAACTTAGTACGGGCCTCCTCGTTCTCCTTATACTTTGCCGTGAAGTCGGCCATACGTTTAACCGAGGCGGCAACGGCGTCGTCCTCAATTTTAGTTACCTCGTCAACGTCTACGGAGGGTAAAGTAGGTACAAGCTCCTCGATATTTAAATCCTTAGCCAGCTTTTTTTGTATTGCGCTAACCTTTGCCCCGTACTCCTCAATTATCTTAGTCCGCTCCTCGCCTATTAGCTCCTCGTTACTTAGTAATATATTCCGCTCAACCCCGGCGATGCGTATGCGGGCCAGCGATGCCTCCCGTTGGGCGTTTAGTATCTCCAGCCCCGTGTCGCCTATCTTATCCCGCAACATCTCGGCGGTAATTTTACCCTCCTCGAACTGCTTAGTATAAACCGCGTTTTGCTCCTGGGTGTTGGCTACAAACTCCTCCAGGGCGAGGGCTTGCTGCTCTATCCTGAACTTTTGCAACTCCAACAAGGCGAGCGAGCGCTTTTTGCGTCTATCAGCCTCGGCGGCGGCATTAGCCTCATCGGTTGCCCGTTTCTCCTCGTCCGATTGTGTTTGCTTATTATTAATCGTTTCCAGTTCTTTATCAAAACCGCTTATGGCATCGCGTAGCTTTTTAATATCCGCCGCGCTTTGTGCCGATGCCGCCTTCATCCGGTTTGATTGTGCTATACTTAACTCCGAGGCGTACTCACTAACATTGACAAAGCTCCTAACGTTTGCCGCCAGCTTGTCATAGTAGTTAACCTCGCTCGCTTGTTGTACGGCTGCTATCCGCTGGGCCTCTAAACGGTTCAGGGTGACTTCTGCTAACTTCTTTTGGTTCGCAATCTCCTCGCGGAGGGCGGCTTGTTGTTTAGGGCTTAAATTAAGGTAGTCGTTAACCTGTTTATTTATTTTGCCCTGGGCCAGCCCTACCTTTACAATCGCGAACTCACTTTGCCCGTGTATCTTGTTTAGCTTATCCTGGACGCCGATGTTGCGCTCACTTGATTCGCTTAACTTATTATAACCTATAACGAGGGCCGCTATGGCCACAATGGCAATACCTACCGGGTTACTAATCAAAAACGATGCCGCCCAGGCCCGCATGGCTACTATATTACGCAATATAGCAACCCGCGAGATTGTCATGGTTGCCGCCCAGCCCCGCTCGGCCACACTCGTTGCAATAATAGCGGCCTTCTGGCCTAATAGGGCGGGCACTGTCGCCGCCATTGCCGCTATGCGTTGCAATATACCCAGGCGGGTAATGCCTAACGTTATAGCCCAGCCTTTTTCCGCCGCCGATGTTGCCAATAGTTGCACCCGGTAAGCGGCAAATACAAGGAGGACGAGGCCGATAATGTTACGGTTCTCATATAGGGCGCTTATTACCTCCTTAGTCACGGCGATAAAGTCGATTAAACCTTTTACCCCCTGCTTTAAGAAGTTTTGTACCTCCTGTCCCGTGAACGTGTTTACTATGCTGTTTTTTAATTTAGCAAGCCCGGCGGCGAGGTTCTCGTTCTTAACGTTAAACTCAGCCGTGAGGCTGGTGCCCTTTATCATCTCCTCGGCGGCTAACTTTTGCCGTTTAGCCACTAAGTCCGTTTCCTTTGCTAACGAGGTTAAAACGGTATTAGCGCCCCCGCCTTTTAGCTTGAGTTCTGCGAGGATTGATGCGAATGCTGTCGTCTCTTTACCCCCGGCGTTAGCCCCCTTGATAAACTTTTGGAAAGCGGCGTTTGCATCGGTATTGATTAAAGTAGTGAACTCTTTGAGGGTTAGGTTAGCATCTGCCATCCTTGCAACATCAAAAAAGCCTTCACTATTTGCGGCCATTGCGGTTACTATTTGTTTAAACGCCGTACCCGCTACCTCGGCACTAACACCCAGCTCCTCTAACGCGGCACCGTAGCCGAGAACGTTGGGTAAACTAATCCCCATGTTTTTAGCAACGGCACCGACGCGGAGGGCAAAGTCCGCCAAATACGGGCCGGTAGCGGCACCCGCCGAACCGAGGGCGTTAACAGCTGAACCGATGTTAGTCAGCCCGCGCTCTAAACCGACCTCTTTACTTATACCGAATACGTTATTTATTTTAGCAAGTGCTGTGGCAATCTCCTCGGCCCCGCCGGTAAACTCATCACCCAGGGCGACGTTAGCCTTATCCATTGCATTTGTAAAGCCCTCAACATCGGCGGCACTAACACCGAGCTGACCCCCTACCTTTGCAATATCCAGCAAATCCTTTAAGGCGGTACGGGTGTCGAGTTTAGCGAACGATGCGGTTAACTTATCAACCTCCTCCGCCGTTGCGCCGGTTGTTTTAATAACATCTGCTTGGCTATCACTTATCTCGCCGTTGGCTCCTATTATACCGGTTACCCCGCTAATCAATGCTTGGAACCCTACGTAAGCCCCGACGGCCTCAAGGCCCATGCGTTTTATACCCCCGGCGAGCTTCTCGCCCATACCCCCGGCGGCGGTTACCCCGACCCCGTAAGCCTTGAGCTCGTTGTTTACCCCGTCAAGCGCCGCCCGTGTTTGCCGTAACTCGGCTTGGAGTTCGTCTTGCTCCGCCGCTGAGCGCCCGGTTGCCCGCGCTTGCTCGTTTAAAGCGGCCACGGCACTTGTTAAGGCTGCTTTTTGTTGGTTGAGGGCGTTTTTAGCATCTATGATACCCTGGGCGTAGTTACCGACGTTGCGGAAGTTCTGGTTCAGCTCCCGGTCAAACTCCTTTAACCGTTGGGTATTGTCGTATATTTGCTTTTTAAGCTCTTTAGCGGCCTCGCTGTTGCTATCCATCCCCCCGGTGGAGGACTTTAATATTTTGGTTAAAGCGGTGTTTTGTTGTACGAGGGCGTTATAACTACCGGCGGCGGCATCTACTACCTGGCGGGTGGCCTTAGTAGCGGAGGTCATCATCTGTATCTCGGCCCGCGTATCCTGTATCTCACCGGCTAACTGTTTCCAGCGTTCAGGGTTTTGCGATTGTATTACCTCGTCAAACTCTTTAGCTAATACCTTTAACCGGTCTTTTAAGCCGTTGACACTTTGGTTAAATAAGTTCTGGGTCGCGATAATACCTTTTTGCGAGGCCTCCAGCTCTTTCCAACGTGCTACCTCCTTATCCACTGAACCGGCTAATTTTATAGCCTGTTGCTGGGTGTCGGCACTTGTTACGTTTAGTTTTTTGAGGGTGGCCTCGCTACGGGTTAAGTCGTTTACAATCGCGGACATGGCCTTAGCGTTCCGGTCGCTAAACATCTGCAAGGCGGTCCCCAGCTTCTGGATTTGTTGCTCAAACCCCTCGAGTGATTGTACCGCCTTAGTTAGTTCGCCGTCATTACCGAAATCAAAAAGGTCACTAAAACTTATTTTATCCATTAGGCTTTTTATTTAGGCTTTGCCAACGCCCGTGCAAAGGCGGCAACAATACCGGTGGCCGCTAAAAGTAATAAATCTTTCTTAAAGCTGCTTTGTTTAACCGGTTTATATTTTAGCGCCTCCAGTTTACCCTGCATCTGGTTTACTACTATGTTTAAGGCTTGTATCGCATCCGTGGCCTCTTTAAGCGGTGCATCATCGGTAAAATCAAACAAATCTGCAAACGTTACTTTATCAATACGGCTCATCGGCTGGGGTTCAGGCTCAGGCTCTATTAAATTACTATGCTCTACCGTAGTACAAAGCCGGTTTATAAAATCATTAGCCGCTTTATTGCTTAACCGGTGTATATCGTTCGGGGTTAGCTCCCCGCTCATGTCCGGCCCGAGCTCGTTTGCGATAGCATCCGAGAACGCCATTGCTATGTTAGCCAACCACCCTTCTCGGTAGTCGGCGTCCTCTTTTAAAAACTTTACTAATACTGTTACTGATTTACTCAAACTCGGTTGGTTCATAGTGTTAGTGTTTTAAAATAAATGTATGTATCCCGTGGTATGCGGCCCCGCCTAATACGGCCCCTATTGTGCCCCAGAGGGCGGGTGACCTAAAAAACCCTCGCGGGCGGTTTGCTACTTTAGCGAGTTTATCAAATTGCCTTTTAAAGTCCTCTTTTGTTTTGGCATCCTCTGCCATTTGTTTACCCTGCTCACTGATAATTTTAGCCTGAACCGCCTCGCTTTGCTTACTTTTTAGCTCTGCCTGGTATAGGGTTTGTTTTAAGTAGTTGTTGGAGATTTGTAAATCATTGATAACCTTATCGGCTTGCTCCATTTTAAGTGTCTCCGTTCGGTACGTTTTAACTTGTATGGCGACGGCGGTGTCGTAGGGTGACGGCTGGCCCCTTGTTAATAGGGTGTACGGGTCCGTTACAACCTGGCTAAAAGCGGGGGCGGAGAACCCAGCGTAAAACAGCATTAAGGCTGTCATACTTTTTGCGATTTTTCTCATTTTGCTTAGTTAAATTAGTGTTTACTTTTTTAAGGTTGTTTACTACTATGCGGAGGCTATCACCTTTTTTTAGCTCTCCCTTTAAGCTGTCTATTACTATACGGCGCTCAGCTGTCTTGACGCTGTCGATGATAGAGGTTTTAGTATTGCTACGGGTAACGGCGGCAACCTGTTCCCGTTGTACGCACGAGCGGATAGATACAAAGGTGCCGAGGATAAAGACGGCTAATAAACAGGCTTTTAATAATTTGCCCTGGGTAAGTGTGCCGGTTAATATGTTAGTTAGTTTCATGCTTTTTTAAATTAAATATCATTCTTTTATTCTCTCAATAATACAAGGGTTTTTATATTTGCTTAAACTGGTAACCTTTGTCGGGGTGCCGGTCCTTATACCTTTAAGCACCGCCGAGCCGCTAAACATCGATGTCAAGCCTTTATCCGATGTATTAGTAAATACAAGGGTTTGCCCGGTAATTGTATCGGTTACCTTTATTTTGCCCTGGGTGTACGCCATGCTCCGGGCTGAGCCGGTGGTTAATACTAACTTATCGTTGGAGTATCCGGCCTTTATTCTTTTTAACACCGTATCCGGCTTTAAGTTATACTCGGCGGCAATGTAGTTGGCAAATGATTCTTTAGTAAAAAACTTTAGGTCGTTAAAAAAGTATTTGGGCTCGGGCTTTAAGTTGCTTTTATGTTTGATTATAAACTCCCGGCTCATGGTGTAGGAGCAAGCCCGGCACGTGTTGGATTTGCCATAAGAACCGTATTTGCTATTACAAAAATTAATAATGGGCTGGATGTTTTTACAAATACTACATCTCCTGAATCCTTTAGTTAATATTTTTTTTGCGAACCTTAGTTTACCCACCTCCAGAACGCCAGCCGCTTTTAATTTGCAATCCCGGCACGTGGTGTGTCTCCGTCCTGTTTCCTTGTTAGCTACATAAAACTCGGTAATGGGTAAAACCGTAGTACATCTTTTACATTGTAACGTCCCGCCGTATGTATAGACCTTTTTAGTAGACTTTAACCTTATTAGTTTTTGCTCTCTTGATAACAGGTTTGAGTCCTCTTTTTTGTTTTTAGGGAACTTTTCGATGCTATACTCTTTCATTGTCCTGTTGTTTACTGTTTTTGTCCTTAAAGTATTTTACCCGCGCTAAAAATTTAAATACCGGTAAGCGCTCCGGTTGTGGTACGCCCGCCGCCTCTAACACGGTACAAGCCTCAACGAACGAGCGCTCTTGTTGCACCATAATATTTTTGGCATCGTCGGGGTTAAAGTTATGGGGCCGGGCCTGGGTTAATAACCAATCGTTTAGTTTTGCTATCTGCTCCATTAAGCCGGGGTAATCGGGTTGGGTTACCGTCTTTATTTTAAACAAGGCCCGCTGGATAACATTTATGGCAAAATCAAAGGCGGCATCGCTTTCCGTTAACTCGGGGTAATATAGCTCAATCTCTCCGTTAATTTTTTTTTTATGGTATCTATTAACCCGGTAAGTTCCCCGTGGGTAATACCGCCGCTAATTAATACCCGGCTTATTTTAAGTATATCCTCATCCGTTGCATCCGCTACCGGCACCCCGCCGATTGTTGCTACTAAGTTGGCCAGGGCGAGTGCCTTAGTACTTACCCCCTCTAAGAGGAAAAACATACCCAAACGCATGTTAGCCCGCTCCCGTAATGCCTCCGGCAATTTGCCCGCGCTGCAAAAACTATCATACTTGGCTAACCGGGCGTCGACGTCCTCAATGCTGCTCCCCATACCGGCGTCTTGCATTAAAGCAATCTGGAAAGCTATTAGCTTATACTCGGGTAACTCATGTATATCATCGTACACCCCGACCGTAATACCGCTTTTAATTAATGTTAGTTCCCTCATTACTCGTGTTCTAAATCAGCTCTTGTAATTTTAGTAAGGCCTCCGCGCTCATAGTGTATTAAACGTTTAGCGCCGAGTATAACCCTGTCAATAGATCGGCGGTTCTCATCGTAAACATCAGGCGAGGCATCGGTTGAGCTAATAAATACCCCCAACGGCAAAATACCCCGCTCACCCCTATCGCTCACAATATAAACAGGCTCCCCCTCTTTAGTGTAATCCTGGACAACGGTATAACCGCCCGGTAAAGCTATCCGCTCCATGCTACCTTAAAATATAAAGGGTGAACGCGGCCAGGGCGGGCACTAATAAAAATATAAGCCAGCTAAACAAAGCGGGCCAAACCAAAAAGGTTGCAACGGCGGCAATCATACCGAGCCAAAAAGCGCAACACGGGTCGCACCACTCGGGGAACCATACGGGGCGGTGGTAATCGTATAACCGGGGGGTGTCATACTTATAAAGTATATGCATCGCGAACGCGTTAGTACCGGCGGCAAATATTAGGAACTGCAAATAGTTACTTATCATTATTTTACTTCCTCTTTTATACGGGTTTTAGCTTGCTCTAAAAAATACAAGTAATCGTTCCGCTTAAACGGGGTAACGGCGGCGGCACCTAATTTGCTGTCAACGACCTTTTTTAAAGTGTCGTACTGGTCTTGGGTAATGTACACCCCGGCCACCGGGTCAAGGTCGCCCGTGGCAACCCGCCTCAATAATTTATTAAAATACTTTTCTTCCATAATTAACAGACCTCGTCATAGTGTAAAAGCCCCTCGATACGTAAGCCGTACTCGGGATGTTTAAAAGTTTGATTGTCGGCATGGTTATAGTTATAACCGTTAAACACGTCTCCCGGTGCCTCGTACACCCGCCCGATAAAAAATTTTGATTGCTTCTCTAGTTTACGCAAAACGGCGTTCTTTATCTCCTCGGTGTACCGGTGTTTAAAAGCCATCTCGGGGTCGCGCTTACTTACCTTTTCTAAGTTAGCCCATAAGATTATACTGAGGGTTTGCTTATAGGTGTTTTTGATGTACGGCTTCCATTCAACCGCTTGCTGGCTCCCCTCAACTCTAAAAAAGGCGTGGGCGCTTAAATAGTTATTAGGCTCCAGTATCAAATAGGCACCTTTACCCGCGTATACCTCGGGGTATTTATATTCCCGGCTTACTATGTTTTTAACTATCCCCGTGGTGGCCCGCCCGTACACCCGCTCAAGCCAGGGGAGTTGACCTAAAATCTCCTGGAGCTGAGCTATGGCTGCATCCAGGTTTATCGGGTTCTCTATTATCGGTATTTTGGGGTTTAAATAGTCCATTAAAGTCCTCGGGTATAATAAATATAATTTGTTGATTAATAGGAAAATAAATAGGCTCCCTCACCTCGCCGGGCGGGCCGGGCCTATAATAAGTACCCAGGCGTAAAGGCTTACCGAGCCGTATCCGGTGGCTTATTAGCTTAAGCCGTTTTGGTCGTTTAGGCTTCACGGTTTACAGGTTTTACACGGGTAAAGGCCCGTGGTGTCGGTGATTTGTTTGCCGGGTTTAGCCGGGTAATGGGTAAGGCGGTGATAAGTTTTGCCGGTGCCCAGGCGTTTATAAGTTACTTTCGGCGGGGCCGGTACTAAGTCCGTCCGCTCGATACCTATTATTTGCCGTACCCGAGGGATTGAGCTTTTAGGCATTGAGTGAGAGAAGGAACCGGCATCAAACGGCATATCGCTATAAGCCAAAGTAAACTGGGCCATAAAAAACTCGCCGGGTAAACTAAAGTACTCCGTACTATAATCAACCCGCTCAAACCAATACCCAGCTCCCTCACTACGCGGTATTAAACCGTCAAGGTGCATCAGTTTATGGAGGTCGTGTCGCTGGGCCTCGGTTAAAGGTAGGTACTCATCAACTAAATGGGCCATTTCGGCGCTAACCGTGGCCTGGGCGAGGTGGGGGTATAAAACCAACTTGCTATCAAGGTATATGTCGCCGTTATGCGGGTAAAATACTCCCATAACATATTCGCGCCCGTGTAAAGTACCGTTAATAGCCTGTGGCCCGTCATTGTGCCCCTTGTGGTGCCGCTCGTTGTTTACCTTATACAAGCCCGTGCCGCTATTTAGGTTAGCCCAGCCGATTTTAAAAACCCCGCCGGGCGGGCGTATCCGGTCCCACGGGAAATGTATTTTATCGATAGCCTGTTTAATAATATCAACCTGTTGGGCCGAGCCTATTAAATCAAATATGTTTTTATATATCATATCAACCCTCAAAAAATTTATTATACTTAATGTTAGACGAGTTCTCGTTGCGATACTTTAGCCACTTGTCCTTAAACAGCTCGTAAGCAATAAGGAAACAACCGGGCCGCTCGTTGTCCGACCAGTAAACAAGACTTTTAGGCCTCTCGTCCTTGTCGTTTAGCCATTTATCAACATACTCCTCAATACTTGTAACGTTGCTTAATAAAATTATTTTCCGGTGCTCGTATACCTCTTTAGTATCCATGTCCCGATAAATCATAGTAAGCTCCTGCTCGTTTTTTACTGCCTCCATCTGCTCAAATAATCATAAACCTGTTCTAGTACATGGGGCTTAATATAACCGTGTGCGAGCTCACCCCTGCTCTCCTCGCTTAAACCTATTAACTCGTTCCCGTATTTATCCTCTAAATCCTGGGCTTTTTCATCCGTTGCCTCCATGCTAATACCGCCGCCGGTTACGGTAGCGGTTATCGATTCATGGTAAGCGCCGGTCAATTTAATATCCGGTACACCGGGCTTGGGCCGGGCGTTCATAAACTGTTTAGCGGCTGCGTATATCGGGTTCCGGTATGTAGGGGTAATGTCGCGCCCGCTGGTATACGTACCTTTTAACAACTGCTGGGAGTTCATATCCTCGATAACGTCTTTATTAGCCTCAGCGGCATCCCGTATCATTAACTCAATAGGTATACTAAGTAAACGTCGCTTTAATAATTGAATCGCGTTCATATCTTACATCCTTTAATAATAAGCCGGTTGGGTCTTGTCTTAGCTCGTAAGCCCAGCCCTCCTTCATTGGTATACGTACAACCGTGCCGGGGCCGTAATCTTTTTTAGGCGGGCAAAGTATAGCCGCCAGTTTTTTATAACTAATGCCGGTACGCTGGGCCAGCTCCGGTATTAAGTTTGATATTTTAGCCCGCTCAAATGATGTCAGCTCCTCAACCATAAAGCAATTTTAAAAGGTGTATTTACAAATATACGCAAAACTTACCCTCTAATACTAAATATACCGGGATTTATTTTAACTATTTACCCATTACCCCGTGGCTTACCCGCCGCCGGGGGGCACACGGGATGCACCTGCTATTCAACCCGCTCATATCAAAACTTAATGCTTTTAACGCGTTCTCGTACTCTTTGCGTAAGCCGGGCGTATGCTCGGGCTTGTTATCCAGTTCGTAGCGGGCTATGTCCTTAACCTGGTTTAAATAACCTTTGTTTTCCGTACTGTAAGCAATACCCTCGAGCAACCGTACCGCCGCCGCTTTTTGTATCGCGATAGTAAATAAGTTTTTATTACGTAGCACAAACTCCGTCAAATCACACTGAGCGGTAAATGCCAGGTTAATGCCGAAGTTGGTGTTATAGTAATAGCTTTGCTCACCGTACTCGATGTCCGTGCCGTCATAACTACCGGCGGGGAACCCGAACGGGTGTACACTTAAAAACTCGCTATACTTTGAGAATGAGTCCTTTTCTACCGGGCTACAACCACCGCACGGGCCGAGCAAGAGGTCGCGCTGAACCTCAACCGCCTGTCCCTCAAAGTCCGGCTCAAAATATGCAAACATAAAAGTCCCCCCGGTGTTATCCGTGTAATGGCTTAAAGGTAAATCATCAATCGGGAACCACTGAAAGTAACCCGGTTTATCGATGTTAAAATCCCAATGTCTTATCTCTTGCATATTGCGCCCGCGCCCGGTTGAGCGGAACAGGTACAACCGGAACTCGGGGTTGGGCCGGTTAATTTGTAACCCTATCTTACTCACGTTTAAGATTATATCCGTAACCTGTTTTAAATCAAGTTCTAAACCGACAAGGCGGTCGCTCTTAATTATTAGGTGGGCACCGTTACCCGTGGCCTGGAATAATTGCGTTTGCTGGAATAGGGAGCGGGTGTTTAAATCTAACTTATTAGCGATAAAAACCTTTGTTATTACATCATTTATCGCCGCCCGCATTACATCCCGTAAATAGAGGCCGAGGTAACTTGAGGGGAGCCAGTTGTTACCGGTGCCAGGCTCTTGGGTATTACCTACCTCCGTCAACGGTATAAATAAAGTATTGTTTACATCATCAACCACCGCCATGCTCGCGTTACCGGTTAAGCTCTCCCACAGCTGCATCTTGTGGGCAACCCGGTCCCCGACCCGGTAAGGTGTACCCGATTGCCAGGCGGGGTAATGCTCGTACTCGGCGCTATTTATTGACGCATGTACATTTGAACGGGTAAGGAGTGCATGGGCCTCATCAACCCGCAAACCGCTCCGCGATGCCACTAAATCAGCGGGCAACAAACCGTAATCAGGGTTGGCGGTTTGGGCGTACCCTACCTGGCCGAATAACCCCTCTTGTATTTTTGTTAAATTATACATTCTTTTCGTCGCTTATGAATTGTACGCTAGATAACTCCTCTGGGGCCGGGGTAATTACCCGTATATTATAATCCTCCGGCGGTTTTGAAACTTTAAATTGAACCAGTGCATCCGTGGCGTCGTAAGCCCATTCAATATGGCTTCCGGTTGGGTAACCAACCTTAGTGCAATCAGTATATATTATACGGTACGGTTTTACTTCTGCCATAGTATATTATTTAGGTATTAAATATAACAAAAAAACCCGTCTTAAAAAAACGGGCCTTTTTGGAGGAAACTATGAAACATTAAAATTATTAAGCCGCTGCAAACTCGGCTTTAAGTATCGGCTGGAACCGTCCGGCGGGGTTGCTGTTATAGGCACCGATTAAACAAATATCGGTACTCCATTCAAAGCTCTCTACTTTTGTACGGGTTAAACCGTCCGCGCCAACACGGGCTGAGGCGTCTGTACAATCATCGGTATAATAAGTACCCATTGTCAAACCTATACCCGGCACGTACTCCTGGCCCCATTGTTTACCGCCCCCGGCGGCACTATGGCCCATGATAGCATCACGGTCGTTCCGGTTCTCCATTGCCACGCTACCTTTTTGAACTAGATAAGCGGTTGAGGCGATACCGGGGCCGTTTAAAATATGGTTGCTATAACCGAAGTCGTACTCGTTAAACTGGAAAGCATCGTTTACATCGTTGCCCTGGCCCTGGTTTGTCAAACGTTTAACAACCGGTTTATGTAAGGTGTTAGCCGCTACGTCAATCCGGTCATAAAAATCCATTTGCTCAAATATGGCGCTCGCTTGGTTATAAAAGTCCTCGGTTCCCGCTTTGCTTACCTGTAAAGCATTGTTAACAACCGGGTAAACGGCGGTTATTTCCGGCGTCCAATACTGGTTCCGGTTAATATTTAAAAACGATATCCCCAGGGTATCTAGGTGAGCGTTCATTTTATTGATGTAACCCCGTAACCGGTTGTTCCAGTCCTGGGCGTAAGAGGTGTCGTTGTTACCGTACTCAGCCGGGAACATGCTAAACCCGAACGCTAATGTGGCAAAGGTTAGGGTCACGAACGCGTTCGTTGATTCCCCGGCACGGATAGCACACGTCCGGACGTTACCTATACTCACATCCTGGTTAAGGAAGACGGGTATTTTAATGGTTTTGCCGAACGAGTCCTTTATGGCGGTTCGGGTTTGCTCGCTTATAATACTGTTTGCGGCGTTAGTTTGTTGACGGAACAGGTCATACACTCGGTAACGGGAAGCACGGTTTTCGTGTTTATCTAGTTGCTCAGTGTAGTCCGTTCTAAACTCTTGCATGAGTGTGGCTACTAAAGACATTTTTTAAAATGGTTAGGTTAAACAATTTATTTTTAATCCGGCTTCCCTCGCCGTTATACGCAAATATAATTTATAAAATCAGATAAACAAGTTTTTACCGCAAAGGCAAACCCTCTTTAAATTTTTTATATGCCTCGTTAAACTCGGGGCTATCCTTAACTAAGCCGAACTCGCTTAAATAGGTATGCAACTGGATACGGTTTTTAACCTCCGGCCCCGGTTTAGGTACGGGATCACCCGGCTTGTATTTTGAGCCTCCTTGCTGGCCGCTACCGGCTCCGCCTTGCTCTTTTTTCTCCTCAAGTAAGTCGCTAAAAAAGTTAGTTACTACGGCCTTAGTGCCCAGGGGGGTAAAATCCTTTGGGTCGTTTACGGTTTTGCCGTCTTTGTCCTCCCATACAGTTTCGCCGGTTATTAACTTTTTAGGGGTATGGGTTTTGTAAAACTTAACAAGTTTAGCGTCGATTATATCATCCTCAACCCCCTTGTACTGGGTCTTTAATTTGTCCCGGAGGGTGGCAACGGCGGTCTCGACTTGGGATTCGATGCGGGCGGTGAACACCTCTTGCTCCTTTTTAGTGAGCTCTTTGGTGTGGGCGGCTTCTTTTGTGGTGAGTAACGTCTCAAGTTCTGTTATACGTTTAGTTGCATCGGGGTTACCCTCGGTGCCTTTTTCTTTTAGGGTTGCAAGCTCGGAGCGGATACCCTCTACGCTGGTTTTATACTCCTTCATGGCCCGAGTATAATAATCGCTGGCTTTCTCGGTAGGGCTTGATTTTTTAATGCCGGTTAGCTCCTCCACGGCTTGCTCTACGTTTTTGTAAGCTGTCGGCTCGCGCTCGGCAAACTTGCTCTCAACGTAGTTAGTTCTAAATGTTTCCTCCTCTTTAGGTGTACGGATTATAAACCCCTTATCTGTAAGCGGTTTCAATAAATCGTGTTCGGCTTTATCGCTGCTTAATATTGCCTCTAATGCTACTAAATCCTCTGGTTGAATTGGCATAAACTTCCCTCGTTTACGGGTTTTTAAATTGTGTATAAAATTGTTAATATGTTAATAACTCCCTAGCGGGGCCGAGCGGCACCTAATGTCCGGCCCGGCCCCTTTTCGGGGGGTTGTATTATTTGCCGTGCTTATCAATCTGCTCGGCCAGTTCTTTCATCGTAAGGTCATCAGACGGTTTAGTACCTACCACCCGCTCGTAATCGGCTTGCAATTTTTGCTTCGGGGTTTGCGGTGCCGCCGGGGTTGTACCTGGTGCCGGGTCTTGTATCAAACCGTTATTTGCAAACGGGCCGTCCTGGGTCTCGGCGGTATCTTGCTTCAGCTCCAGCGGGTTTAAATTAGGTACAACCAAAGCCCGTTGGTCATTCAGCTCAACGCTCTGGGGGTCACCCTGTGGGCCGGGCTCACCGGTAACATCTTTAAGCTCGGTATCTAGAACACCGTTACCCGCGTTAGTTGTTTGCCGGGCCAGGCTTGCATCGTATTGTAACACGGTGCCGGTAGGTTGCTCGCTCTCTTTACGCAATACATTATCGGGGGTGAGTAAATGGTCGCCTTCTAATTTTACCTCGCCCTGGGTTTGTGCCAATGTAGCGGCGGCGGTTGTAGCGATTGAACCAGCCGGGCCTTTTTCGGTAGAGGCCTGACCTAATAACGGGCCGGTGGCCAGTTGCCGTTTAAGGTCGCCTTGGCTTATCTCATAATCTGAGGGCTTGCTTAACACCTTAACCTCGTAACCCTCAAAACCGCCCACGCCTTTAGTTTGATTAAACTCGGCCTCGGTAAATTTTTGGGTAAACGGCTGGTATTTAGGTGCCCCGGTTGTTTCGTTATAACCGGCCATCCGGAGCTCGACGTGGATTAGGTGCCGCTCATGCTCGGGGATTATCGTTCCCTTTTGGTTGTCCCCCGATGTTGCCATTACCTGGCCCGCTTGGCTTGTCTGCAATTTGTTGAGCTCTTCGGCTGTCAGCCCATGAACTTGCGGCTGTTTTATCTGTTGTGACATAACTTAGTAATTTAGTTTTGATTAAATCTATTTTATTTTTAAAATCTAACTTGATACCGAACCTAACTAAATCGAGCTCCTCGGTTTCAAAGCGCCTAATATACATATTAAATCCGATTTTAAGCAATAATAAATCGGGGTTTATTAAACCGGGGCTTTGGGCGTCGATTAAAGTCAACTCCTCAACACTATGGTCGGGGTAAGGGTACACCTCGGCCAGGATGTCGATACGTTGTATTTGCTCGGGGTTAGAACGGTATTTTGTTTGTTGGAGGTTTTTTAGCATCTCGGCCAGCACGTATGCCGGCGCCCCTTTTTCCTTTGCTGCTAAATATTGCTCCTGTAAGTCAGCCTCATCAACTAAATAAAACTCATCGCCCATTATTAAGGTGCTACCGATAAAAGCATCGCCGTAGCGTAACCGGGCAACCGTATCCAGACCCCATTTACGTGCCCGTTCCCAAGCCCCCTTGATAGTAAGCAAGACGTTCTCTTTACTGTTTAAGCTCGTCTCAACTTGCTTTTGGTTTTTAGCTTGGTCGTTTTTAGGCTCGCCGCCTTTACCTACTACCGATATAAATAATTTTTCATATCTGGCATCTAACCGCTCTTGGGCGTTTTGTAAAGCGGGTACATCCACGGGTATAATACCGGCGGGTTCTCTTAAATCTGCATCGGTGTTATCAACCGGCGGCTCTATCCGCTTAACGGAACCGGGGCCGACATAGTTATTACGGGCACACTTAGGGCAAACCCGTTTATCAAGTACGGCACCGTTCGCCGCCATGCCGCCTATAAAACCGCCCTCACAATGGTTGCCCGCGCCGTCCTCGTAGTCACACGATTCATCGTTGTCGTACTCCCAGTAAATAGGGTACGTGCCGTAGCTCTCATAATACTCGGTGCTTACATCCCAGAAAAGTAGTTTATCCAGTTTACCCAGCTTTGAGGTGAGCGGGCCTTTTCGTTGCATAATCTCGGGCCGCGTTTGCGGTATATCCCAAAACATACGGGCCGGGCAATACCCTAAACCGGTAATTCGTTCTCCGTCGGCGGTGTACTCGCTGTGGCGAACCTCCGATTGTAAGGTAAATATATCGGTTTGCTCTTTGCGGGTGTAGGTACGATAAAAACTATCATCAAAAACGTAGCGGATATTTGGGTTATTTGCCTCGTTAAAAACGATATACTCGATAACCCCCTTGTAATTGATGTCAATGTCATATAATAGCTCGGGTTCTAAAAAATAAAAGTACGGATCCGGTAAAGTGCCGGTCTGGGTGACGGGCAAATCAACCACTAAAACGTTATTAATGGCAACCTTAAAGGTCTCAAAGCCCTCGCGTAAAAAAAAGTCCTCTTCCTTTAGTTTTACAATAATGTAGTCGTTAAAGTCTTCTCCCGCATTATCAACGGTAAAATCAAATTTAGTATAACCGTTCTCCCCCTCCAGCGCCCGGCTTAACTCATTAAAAATACTCTCGGTTAAGTCAACCGTGGGGAGTGGGAACGTTAATAACTGTATAACCTGTTCATACTTATCATTTGTCAAATAACCTTTTAGCCACCTCAAGAACACACGGTACGCCGGGGATACCTCTCGTGCGTCCAGTGCCGGTTGTACGTGCAACCTTAGCCTCTCATGCTGGCCGATACATCGGTCAATCATATCGCGGTTTTTTGACTTCTCAAAAATGCTATTTATTTGAACGTTTGATAAGTTTGCCATCGGTGAACGTGTATCTGCTTTTAGGCATTAAAGCCCAGTTGTTTCGGCCTCTTATTTGTTGGAACCTTAAAAGGGATTCGGCTTGCTCAACAGACATTGCCCGTTTGTTTTCCGAATCCCCTCTTAGTATCAATTCAACTGTCGGCCCGGTTTTACGGTTTGCCATAAGTTACTTTGATTAGGTAAGCTCAACTAAACCATAATTCGGGATAGTTTTAACCAGGTTGTTATCCCAGTTCGATTGTAAACCAAACCCGAAGTTAACTTTATCCGCTTGGTTAAAACCCTCAGAACCCCTGGAGCTAGTCCGGAAATTATAAAGAGGTATACCAACCGGCAAACCGCCGGTGTTAAGGTTGTGAAAAATCTCGCCCTCTTTGTTTATAAAATAGGCGCCGATACGTGGAGCGCCGAACGCGGATTGCGATAAACACCGGTAAGCATCCAGCGCACGTTTTACCGCTGGTGGGATATTTCGGAAAAGACCATTAACAGTAACCGATGTCTCGCCTAAATCGATGGCAACCCCGAACGGAGTTGAGTTATCGTTACCTCCTTCAGTTTGAGCCTCGGACGGAGGGATAACCATACCGCCAAAGTAAGGGGTCAAAACAAGGCGGGCCGGGTCGGTTGCTACCAAGGCTCGGCCAGCATCTATAGCCGCAATATCTTCTAAACCGCCGCCGGCCACGGCGGTAAACGTTGAGGCGTTACCAGGTTGTATAAGCTGAAACATCAGCCGAACAATCTGGTCCATTTTAAACTCGCAGTCAAAATCCGGGATATCCGGTATGCCGGGAGGGGTTGGGCATGGACATTTCATAAATAAAAACGTTTTAAAGGGTTAGGTTTTATGATAACGCTGTTAATGTACGGTATTTTTTAAGAACCTAATTAATATTTTTTATTTTTTTCTTTACTTTACCGAAATAAAACTCTAAGAGCTGCATCACAAACACGTCAACCTCGTCATCATGGGTTGCATTAGGGAACCCGCTACACTGATCCATAAAGGTTTTTACCCACCCGGTGCCGTCGTCAATCAACACCACGCGCCCTACTTGTATAATATCCGTAATAGCATGGGCACGGGTAACCTTGTCTTTATTATCCATCCGGACGCCCCTAACTTTAGGGAACTTAAACGGCTCAACATTTAACATCGTACCTTTTTTAATGGCTTGTACGATACTAAGCCCGCTCGCTTTCGGCTCTATGCGGATATAACTTTTATCGCCATACCCGTTTAGGGCGGCAAACTCCTTGACGTACTCAATCGCCTCGGGTAACTCTTTACGAACTGATTTTACCCGGCGGATATAGGTAATGTTATCAATTAGCGTAGCACTTAAAAAAGCTGAGGGGTCGTTTTGTGTTTTCTCGGTATAAGCCGTATCACCTTTAAACTGCCAAACGGGTGTCGGTTTATGCTTAACCAACTCAAGGAAGTCGGCCCAGGTTATGATACTAAATTTCTCGGTTTTAATAATGTTACCCTCAAGAGGGCGGGGCCGCTGCTGGTATAAACTATAATAAGTTCGGAGGTTAATATCCTTCTGCTCAAGTATAGTCTCTCGGCTATGTTTTGATTCCCAAAGTGCCTCCCCTATTTGCCGGGGGTCGTCGGGGTTACTGTTGTCCTCCTTGATTGCCGGTAGGTTGATAACGGTCCATTTACGCATAAAGCCCTGGGCCGCTCGCTCATCGTCTTTAGCAAGTAAACGCCCGGCCAAGTCGTCCTCGTGCCAGCGGGTTTGTAGCAATAAGGTTTGAGAGCCGTTATGTAGCCGGGTTTTATAAACGTCCGTGTACCAATTCCAAACATTATCCCGCATAGTTTGGCTCTCGGCCTCTAAACGGTCTTTGAACGGGTCATCAATAATACCGATGTCGACGCTGTTACCGGTTAAGCCGGTACGGATACCAGCTGACATGTAATAGCCTTTGTGACCTACAATCTCAAATATATCACTATTGCGCTGGTAAGCTACGTCAGTTTTTTTAGTCGTCTTGCTGCTTAAAAAGGTACGGGGGAATAGTTTTTTATACTCGGCGCTATCGATAATTTTTTGACAGTCGCGGCTAAACCGCCCGCTCAAAGTATCGCTATAACTACAAACCGCAATCCGATTGTCGGGGTTAAGGCCCAGCATGTACGCCGGTAACTGGCGGCTGCTTAGTTCACTTTTGCCGTGCTGGGGCGGCACAAATATCATCAAGTTTTTAATCAACCCACGGGCAAACATATCCAACGCGGCGCAAATATACGCATGGTGCCAGTTAACCTCGTAATCTTTGCGTATGTAGGTTACAAACCGTAACAATTTACGGCGGGCCATCTCCTCACGTATTTTTTCTTTGCCGGGGGCGGTCTTAATCATGGCGCAATATACGCAACCGGGAACAAAAAAACCAGCCCCGGTTAAAAGGCTGGTTTTTACCGGGCGTATGCTATACCCGGTTAAGGCGGTATGTTGTGCGCCCCTTATGTATTCCCCTCGGCTTGTTTAGCCCGGCGCTCTTCTTTTATTGACTCAATCGTATCGAGTATGGCCATAACAAGCTGGTTGGCGTTGCCCTCTTGCATCATAGACTCTTTTATTTTTTCAGTTACAAACTTTGATATCTCAGAATTAAGGTTGTTTAAAGCCTGGTTGGCGTCCTCGTCGGACATAGACGCGATGTCGCTGGTTATTGTGTTAAAGGTTGAGGCGGCACCGGCAAAAAATGTCGTTTTTATATCTTTTTGCTCCTTCTCCGGTAACATGGCGAAACCGGGCTTGGTTTTATCAATAAACTCTTTAAAGTTTGCTTCTATACTAATATTTTGCATCTTATTTTTAAGTTTGTACGGTTAAACGGTTGTATTTGCCTCTTTTTTTAATGCCTGCTCCGCATCGTTCTCCTTATTTGCTTCCATGCCGGGGCGGCTTTCTTTTGTCCACTCCTGTATCTCTATCCTGATAAGCAATTTCATTATGATGCCGATATGGCCGGGGGCTTTAGGTAACCGCATCTCTAGCATGGAAAACATAGCCGCCGAGCCGCTAAAAAAGGCCTCTTTTATAAGCTCCTTTTTATCCTCGTCGGCATCGGGGTGGAACTTTGCGGTAAAGTCATCGCATATTTTACCGAACATGTTACACTCAGGTAGCATGTCTTTGACCTCTTTTTTTGCTTTATCCTTGTCGTTTTGCATTGTTTTTGATTCCTCGTTTTGCATTGTTTTAATTTTAAAGGTTAATTGATTTATTTTGCATAAAACTTATAAAGGCATCGATGTTATCGGCAACCTGAAAGCGGGTTGCTTTATCGGGGAGCTTAACTCCGCCGTACTTTTCCGGTTCCTGGTGCCGGGGGTAAAACAGGTGGACCGTCTCGTCGTAGGTAGTACCGAAAAAGGCTATCAAAGAGTAATGGGTTGGCATCATAGCAAACCCGTCGCGGCCTTTAGTGTCAAGATACTCATCGGAGGCGCTTTTAATAAGCTGGTTATCAATTAACACCGGTAATCCCTTGTCGTTAAACCTCCAGGCCAGCGGCCATAAAACAGGAGTCTCCCCGGCGGCGCATCCGTGAGTCCCGCATGTAGGGCCGGGCTCATTGTAGGTTCCAGCCGAGACGTTTTTGTTATAGGTAGTAAAATCAAAAACCCGGTGGCCGAGTTTGCCGCTACGTAAATGGTCCCGCAACTCGGCCAGCAAATTAAATTCTATATACCGCTTCATTACTCGAACCTCCTATTTTTAATTTTAGTAATAATCTCACTCATCTTGTCCTAGGGGTTCGGTTTTTGCTTTTTAGCCTTTGCCGTGTTTATGGCCCTCAGTATATCCATGTCAACATCCCGCTCCTCGGTGACGTGTTTTATAACTTTTAAGGTATAACCGGCCTTCTCTTTAAAGTTGGCAATTAGCCTATCATGCAGGACAATAACCTGGGCCGGGGGCGCATCGTATAACTCCGTTCTAAATAAAAGCCCGGTGTCGGTGTGGTGCATCTGTAACTCGTATTTCATGGCGCTTATGGTGCCCGTGGCGGGCGTTAAAAGTTTGCGGCGGCATAAGTAGCACCGGCGGCACTCACCGCGAAAATACCGGCTGTTATGGCCCAGTATTTTAAATCTTGTAAAGTTGTTTTCATTTTCTGTTTAGGTTATGCCCCGGCATTACACCGGGGCGGGTTAAATTATAAATAAACTGTATTATGGTTTTGTAACTCTTGTAATTCGGCTTTAACAAAATCCAAATTACCTTTTATTCTTTTGTTGGTAACATTGTTATTGTTATCAACAATTGTAACCGGCACGGAACCTTCGGTTTCCAAATACTCTTTAATTAAGGCATTCCATTTTGAAGTTGTCATCTTATTTACCGTTTTAGTATATACAAATATACGCAAAATATTAAATAAGGTGCAAACTTTTACGGGATTATTTTTAATTATTTTTTTGCCGCTCCCGGTATTTTAATAAAAACTCGTGTAATTGTTTATTCCAGCGGGCGTCCTGTAAAGCATTATGCTGCCCGGTTTGCTGTGGATAGTCGCTATCCTCGTTTAAATTATAATCGATGTCGGTGCCGGGCCTGTCAAGTGCATCCTCCAGCTCTTGTTTGGTTTGTTGCAAATCGCGGCAAAACATCGGGAACCCGGTAGGTAAGTCAACCATCCGTCCGAACAGGCTGCAAAGCAATACCCAGTCGTAATCGGCATAATAACCGTAAAAATCAAACTTAACATTTTTACCCCACTCCTCAGCTGTTTTAACCGCCGCGCCCCGGTAAACAAACAAAACAATCTCGCTGGCGATAACCGAGTTTTTTTTGCCGTACTTTTTAAAGTAAAATACCGCCCGGTGATACCAGAACGTCTCCCATTGAGGGGCTTCCTTTACACCATCGGCCCAGCTTTGATATACCCCCTCGCTCGGTGTACCTATAAAGTGCTCTTTATAACTACACTCAAAAACAATAGGGAGCAATACATTATCGCGAACCCAGGTGTCGGCATTATACCAGGCACGGGCCACCTCAAAGTCGCTACTAATTTCATAATACTCGCGCCCGTCACCGCTCACGATACCGATACTTATAAGGTCGATAAAATGGCGGCGCTTACCCCATAACGGGTTTACAAAACCCTCAAAAAACTCAGTATCAATATAATAGTTCATGGCTGTTTACTCTGTAAATAAAAAATCAATTAAGCAATCTTTTGAGCAAAAATGTATAGCCTGGTGGGCGGATACTTTAAGTGTCGCCGGGTCGGGTAAATTATTTACAACCTCAAGGGTATTATTATCGGGGTTGCCTATGGTTAACCAACCGTTGGGGATGTTGTTTTCGTGGAGGTTTGTAAAATTATTACAATTAGGTGAATCGCACACAAATTTAATATATTTCATGATTCTATAGGTCTAAAACGGTTAAGGGGTATATCGTCCATCGTGTGGACTATGTAAACAATGGTTCCGTCCGGCTGGGGGCACCGCAAAGCAAACTCGGTATCAAAGCTCGTTGCCCCTACACGGGTAACGGTGCTCCGCATGTACCCCAGCTCGGTTTTAGTTAAACAAAGAGCCCCAGGCTCAGGCATTGGCCGGTAAGCATACTCGCCAAAAAGTTTTTTATCGAGCTCGTTTTGATTATGGATGTTAAGTATTGTCAGGAAGTCCATTTTTTAGCTTGTTAGCTACCGACGGGAATAGGATATCACTTAGTTGCTCCGTAACCCCACACCGGGCACATGCTGTCACGTCTTTGCCGAAAAAATTGAGCGTCTGCTGCTGGTGTCCTAATAGTTTACACTGGTTTGATTGCACCTCCCAGTTCTCAAAATTAGCTAACGCCCGCTCAACGTAATCACGTTCCGAGGTTATTTTTTTGAGCTCCTGTTGTTTTGCCAGGGGTAAATAAATATCGTTATACTGTTGTATAGCGAGGGTGATGTATAGTTGTTTGCGTTTGCTGATTTTTTCAGGTTCCTCGGCCATGTTATTTTTTAAAATTAAGCATATCAATAATATTTAAAATAACGGCTGATAAACCCCCTACGACGAGGCAAATTGCAACGGTGAAAATAAAGTACAAGACTATTTTTCTTTGGGGCCGTGTCATGTTTAAGGCATTAAGGTATAATTATCCGCTAAATTTGCCATCGGTTTTATCGGTTGTAGCGGGTTGTTAAAAGTCAACTGGCTCAAGTATAAACACCGGTTAGCAACTATTTCATCGATTTCCTCTTGGGTTAACTCCCAGCAAGTTATTACCTCGCCCTCTTTGCCCGACATTAATAAAGCGGGCAAAGGTTTGTACTGGGGCTGGGTATCGCCTATCACAATATTTTGCCCCTTAAATTTTTTAGGTTCCATATTTATAAAACAAGGTTGTCTGATTTACTGCTTAAAAAATCGCAAAGGTTAACAAGCCGAGCCTCGGGCCGGGCAACGTAGTACTCCAGGGCGGTAAAGGCCCGTTCGTTGCTAATAGTAAATCCGCCGTTTTCATCGGTTACATATTTAATCCGGTCGCTATAAGGTAGGGCGCAACGGCGGGCGAGCTTTACGGCGGAGTTGCCGTATACAAAGCCGGTTAAAACTCCGTATAATCCCTCCTCTATAATACGGGCCGGGGTAATGTTTTTTAAGGCCCGCGCCGGGGCGTTCTTTTTAAGTTTTACCGCCTCAGCGGTTGCCAAAGTTCTTAGTCCCATGTTTGCTTTTAAGTATTTGTGGGTGGTGCCGGACTCGAACCTGCTTTCCTTGTTACTAAGCTAACCGTCCGTCAACGGGGCTATTTCACACGTGCTATTCCAAAATACACCTTACCGCCCGGTATTACCGGGCACTCACGCGGCCCGGCTTACGAATTTGATTCACTACCTTGACGGCCATGTATAAAGAAGTTGCCGCCGCCCGTGCTTCAGGCAATGCTTAACGCGGCCCTCAAATTACGCCCTCGTGTATAGAACCGGCGGCAACCGGTACTTTAAATTAATAATACCCTGCTTATAATCCAGTATAAGTTTACACGCTCTCCTCGCCTCGGCGGGTGCCTTGTATTATCTACTCATAAAACCAACGCTGTCGGGATACAACTGGAATACTCTCCTATGGTGTTAATTCACCATTCAAGCCCTCTATAGAGCAGATTTCTACCGGTTTTACTTTCAATCAGGGTACTATTAATTATTCTTTATCACACCACGAGCATCTAACACGTAATATGCCTCCATCTGATTTGATTTCGGTTTTTGGTGCAACCGTTACCTTTTTAGGTGCAACATCCTCGGGGCTATCGCAACGGGTAAAAGCAAAAATTAACAAGCCTAAAACGGCAATAATAGCAAAATTCGTAATGGGTTACCTCTCATAACTGTTTTTAATTAGGTTTTTTAGTACGTACAAATATACGCAAATATATTAACCCTGCAAACTTTGGGTTATATTATTTACAACTATTTTTTTGGCATCCTCCGTCTTTGCACACTCGGCATGTTGGTACACCTTGTATAGTTTACGCCCGTTATCGGTTCGGTAACTAACCGCCCTGGCTTGCTGTTTAGCGGGTATAACTTGACCGCAACTAATACAATCGTGTGGGATTCGAGTTTTAACTTCTTTAGTTAAATCATCGTCTATTTCAATTTTTATTTCCATTTTTACGGTTTTTAAAACGTTTATAATATATGTAACGGGTATAAATGATAATAATTAAAACTAATAAAACGGCGGCAACTATCAAAAAGGTGAGCCCGAGGCCGTAGGTAGATGCCAGCCATATAAAGGCACCTATAAAAAAACAAAATAAAAACGCGATAATTAAATTAGCCAGGGCGCTGGCGGTTTGCTCTGTATCCATTTTTTAATCCTTTTTTTGCATAATATCTAAAAGCCATTCAAAGAGCTCAAGTTGCTCATCGGTTAATTTACTCGTGTCAAATTGCTCGTCCGCCGCCGGGTTTTTGTTTGTGTAGTCAATATGGCTAATCGCCCGCCAGCGGTCCGGTTGCCGGTTGTAAAGCCAGATTGAACCGGCACCAGTGTCGGGCGGAAAGTACTTATCCACTTCGGTTGTAACTATTTTACCCTGGATAACAAAGGCTTTGGTCTCTTTGGCCTTAAACCCTGTGGCCCGTTGGTAAAATGCCGCCTCAACCCGCCCGTCATCAAACCGCCTTTTATTAACATCAACGGCCTCGGAAAATTCCGCATACCGCTCCCGCCATTTATAGTAGGTTGATGTATCGATGTCGTAAACGGCGCAAAGCTGCTCATCGGTTAACCCGCTTTGTACTATACGCCCCAGGGTCTCCCAGGCCGACATGTACTTCTCGCCGTTCCTAAAAAATATTTTTTTGTATTTTGCCCAGCCGGGGTTGTCCCCCAATTGGTACTCGTTGTCTTGTGGCTCCTCCATTGTGTAGTTTAATTTAAAATTACCTATACGGCAAATTTTGGATTAAATTACAAAATAGAGACGAGGTTCACAAATTAACCCGTTTTTTGCCTAAAACCATTAAAAATCCTAATACCGTTTATCCGGCGGGGTTCCGTGCCCATGCAAAGGTCTTTTTCGTGCTGGGCGTCTATACAGGCATGGCCGAAGTCATCGAGTACCTGTATTACGGTTTTAAAATTATCCTCGGAGTAATCGCTAACAAGCCCCTCCCATAGGTGTACGAGGTAGGGGTGAACCATACGCATATCCAGGTCGGGTGCCTCCCGGCGAAGCTTGTCGTACCATGTCGCGAACTCCGCGCTAACAAGTTTATTATCCATGTTTAAAGGAAACGTACTCGGGTTTAAAGCGCCGAACGTCTCGTTATACCCGAAATCAATACCGTTTACCTCTCCCCAGGTGTTAAGGCTGCAAACCTTACCGAGCTTGAATTCATAGTAAACCCAATCACCTACTTTAAATATCAAAAACTGTTTTGTTAAATTTTGTATATCTGTTATAGATTCTAAGCTATTTTTAACGCCGGTAAAGGTTGTTTCTATTGAGTAATAAATTTTATACATCAACTCCGGTTCTTGTCCGTTGGGGTCGAGTAATACTATTGTTGGCTTACCTTGTCCCTGCATCCAACCGGCCTCGGTGTGGGCGCTACGCCCGCACGGTAAAACTAACACACACGCATCCGCCCATTGCATGGCATTAAAATCACTGGCGTAACCGGACTCAGCTATGGGGTGCTCAAGTGCCGCGATATATTGATTATTATTCCAGTTTTGCCAATTAGGGTCTAATTCCCGCCACCCGAATCCGTTGTTGCCCGGTGCCGGGTTTTTAAAATCATACACCTCATGGCCTTGCTCGGTTAAATATTGAACTAATGCCGGTTGGGTGTCGTTCCGCCAGCTACTTGCTACATAAATTTTCATAAACTAAAATAATTTACCCTGGGTTTTATCGTATTTGTTATCGGAGCCGAGCTCATCTAATTTGCTAACAACGGCGGCGTCTAAAGTAAAAAGGGTTTGCATGTGGAAAACGCTCCAGTAAGTAATTCGCCCGGCGGGGCCGACCTGGGTTAGTGGCCAGCGGATGCCGTCGAACTCTTTAGGCTGCTGGAGCTTGCTTAAATACCCGCCGTAGCATATACCGAGTTTTGCATCAACAAAAACAAGGTACGCCCCGTCCGCGTTTAACTTTTTTACCTTTTCCTCGATAGTAGCGATGCGCTTATCGTTCATCCCGGTACATTTACTCGTATCAATCGATTTATACCGTTTAGTACTTATAACAAGGTAAAACCGGGCACGGGTATCGCGGTCGGTAATAATATCCTCCTTATCGGGTTGGATGCCTTTACTTTTAAGGTGCTTTAAAACTTGCTCCCGCCCCAGGGTTGCAATTTGTGAAATTAAATGATTCATGGTTTCTATTTTTAAACTGGTTTAGGTATTAAATCAACATCAATAAAATGGGTAACATTCTCAAGTATAACCCCCTCTGATTGGCATATAAAGCACTCCTCCTCATCGGAGTAACTAACAAACCCGTATAACTTTTCTTTAAAACCGTATGTGCCCGGCTTAAAGTTTGCGGCCAACACCTCATGGGTTGGCTCGTTTTCTAAATTTGTTATATTTTCCCACATGGCGTATTAGTTTAAGTATTATGTTTGATTATTAAGTTTTTCAAAAAGCATATCCCATATAGCTTTGCGGGTTAGTTTTCCGGGCACCATAGCCATTGCTTTTTTGGTGGCGGCGGTGTAAGCAAATTTTTGATTAAATTTATCCTTGTGGTGTTTTATTACCGTGCCGCAAATAACCAAAAGTCCGTTATAATACACTATACACTGGGTACAAGGTGCCCAGGTTTTACCCAAATGGGTTCTGTAAAATTTAGTTTTAGCAATATAAACGAATTTATATTCTACGGTGCCGTCATAGCTCCTGTAAATTAGTTCCATCAGTTTAAATAAGTTACAAATAATAATTTAGCCCGGTGCCGTTTTGTAGCCGGGCAATTTAACCGTCCGCATTTGCACAAAACCGCCTTCTCAACTTTTTGTGCTTTGTGGGTTTGCGTTATGTCTGGATGTTCCAAACCGGCATTGAAAACCTCGGGAGTAGTTATTAATATCATAGCTTATATATTTAGTATATACAAATATACGTAAATTATATTAATAGTTGCACAAACCGGATTTATTTTTTTGTTTTTTTGGTTTTTATTTTATTTTCCAGGCCAGCTTCAATTTTTTCCTCATCGGCGGTTATTTTGTGTACTACTAAATAGGCGATAAACTGTTTAAGGTTTCTACGTTTAAAAAAATCCCCTCCCCTTTCTTGCCCTTTGCGGCGTTTAGCGGGGCGTTTACTCTTTTTCAATAATGGCCTCGATTCTTGCTAAATAAAACTCATAATTATCGGCATTGGTGCCGTTGGCGACAAAGCGGGCCAGGTAAGCCGGGCGTACACGGGCCATGTATTTAACTTTGCGGGCAAAGGTAGGGAGCTCCATTTTCTGGTCGAGGGTGCCGTGCTCCCAGATGTAATGGCAACTATCGGAATCGCCGTAGCACTCATAGAGCTGGTTCTCCGGGTCGGCTTCTAAAAATGCATCCCGTCCCACGGGTATCGTATGGCTATGGCTTAAAGGTTTATCAGCGGAACCGCAACTTTCACACCAGCGCACACCTCGCGAGCGCATCGAGAGCTGGGTTTTTTCTTTTGCCCGTGTGGCCACCGCCTTTTTAGTGCTTACCTGTTTGAGGGTATAAGTTTTTTTAGGTTTAGCCGGTGCCTTTGCTTTGCGCCGTAACCGGTTGCAAGACCCGCACAAACCCAACTCCACGTTCTCTATCTTAAAACTGCCACAGCCACAAACTTGCATATTAATCCTCAAATATTAACTCCAGCGCTATAATTAATAAAATTACAAACACCCCGCCGACGATAGCCATAATCCCAAAGGCAACAAAAACAGCGGCCCAGCTATACTCGGGGTGGGCGAACTTAAAAACTAAAATCAACATCGCGTAAATAAACGCGAGTATACTATAACCGGCGGCTCTTTTGTGTGCTTTTTTCATAAATTATCTTATTTGCCTATATCAAAACTATATGTAAAAGCCGATGCATCCCTGTTAAACTCACCGTGAGGGCCGAGGTCGTCAATAAAAATATCCTCTAAACCTACTACCTCAGCCCTGGGGCCGGGGTAATGGAAAGGCACGGATAAAACAAAGTGTCGCTCCGCCCTACCGGTTGCCGCGTTCGGGCGGCTGGCCGGGTACAAAAATAGCAACAAATCCTCGCGGGGGTTTGCTACGTAAAACCCGCCCTGGTTTGTAGGGTGCCCCATGTAAATATCAAACCCGCAATCGGCTAAAAAATTAGATAAAAAATCCTGGGGTATACTTTTTGATATTAACTCGGGCGGGAACGTGTCTTTAACCTTTAAGTCGGTTGGGTATTGGTAAACAGCCATTTTATAAACTTATATACTCGTTTGATAAAACCTTAACCGGCTCCCCTGAACCTTGAACCCATACCCCGGTGGCGGTGTTCGCATACCCGGCTGGCGGCTCTATAACATCGTGCTCCGTGCCGGGTAAAATGTTTTTAAATGCCGGGCCGCTAGCGGTGCATCTTGTTATCTTTATCCTCTGGGGCGGCGGCGGGGCTTTGTGGCAAAGCAAGACATTATCTTTTTTATAAGTCTCGGATACCTCTAACCCCCCCAGTGTTCGGCTCGTGCCTAACATACCGCAATAAGAGCACTTATATTTATCAAAACCGCCACGGCGGCTTGATTGCGTGACTAAATTTTGTTTTTCAAATTTATGGCCACCTGAACCTAAATCAATATAATACATGGCTTTATAAATAAAGGGGCCGGTATTACCCGGCCCAGGTTAACTAACTAATACGTACAATAGAGCAACCCCAGTCTTTAAACCGTTCAATCTGGGCCTGAATTAACCCGCCTTTTTGTTCCTCAATCAGCTCATAAATCTCGGGGCTCTCTAAAAAGAACCGTACCGCCGAGGCCGTAGGAGTAACCCCGATTTCAACCGGCACCGCCACACGCTCGTAACCCTCAAACAAAGGTATATTTAATCGGAAGGTTCTGTTCCATTGTATACCGTTTACCTCCCGCTCTAAATGCTGCAAACTCGCGCCGCTATTATCTGCATGGGCTTTTATTTTTGTACTAACGTTTGCCTGGAACTTTTGCAACTCCGAGATGATGCGTACCTGATCCTCGGCACTTGCAAACCAGTATTTATTAAGGCGGAACAGCTGAGCGAGCTCAAAATTACTGTATTCCTTACCGGTGTTTATACCGAACCGGGTTAGCACCTTTGATTCGGAGAGCTTACCGTGTACTTCGTTGCCGTTAAATTTGCGCTCGTCCATGTGGAATACGATTTGCATACTATGGTAATCAACCCGTACATGGCACTCAGAGGGCAAAAAGTTTGACTTTTTTTGCTCCAGGAAATCAGCCGGGGCGCTTAATATGCCGCCGAACTTAACCGCCTCCTCGTGACGTTCCTCGAGGGCTTTGCCGGTTAAAATTGTCTGGTGGGTTGAACTAAACCCGTTACCCTCGGTCGGGGTGATTTCATTGTTGTGGACTATCTCTTGCTCCATTGTTATAAAAATTAAGGGGCGGCGTTATACCGCCCCGGTTAAATTATTTATTATCCTCGTCGGTTTCCTCGGCAGGGAAATCGTCGTCTTTAGGCGGCATCGGCTTCATTAAAATAGCGTTTGCGTATGCTAAGTCATGGCCCAGGTTACGTTGGCGCTCCTCAGGGGTCATGGGGCGGGCTTGGATGTAACTACCGTTCTCGTCACGGGTTACAATTTGCCGGGTTTCAAAGTCAGGGATGTCAAACACCTCCTCCTCTACGTTTACGCCGCCGGTTTTAATAACCTCGAGCGTCTCGTCAAAGTGCTTGCTCAGTTCTTTAATCTCGGCATTGAACGCATCGTTTGCCTCTTTTTTGCGGCGCTCAACATCCTGGCGGCGGATAGCGTGCTGGGCGAGGTTGTCCTTTTCGATAGCCATTTCCTCAGGGGCAATGGGCTTAAAAAAGTTCATCTCCCGTTGGGCGATACACATACCCTCCAGGGTTTGGCGGGCCTCTTTAGGGGGTAAATTTGCTCCCTCAAATAAATTATCTCTCACAACATTTAATCGGTTAGTTATTTAGTATGTACAAATATACGCATAAAATGTAATACGGCGCAACTATTAAGGCG